TATCAACAGAAGTGCCTGTAGCTCCTGTAGCTCCTGTAACTCCTGTAGTTCCTGTGACTCCTGTGACTCCTGTGACTCCTGTGACTCCTGTGACTCCTGTATGCTCTCCCCTTATAGTTGCTAAGCCACAGCCAACAAAGACATACAATGTCCTTTTCACAGATATGTGGGATGACTTCAATGCAGAGTACAACTTCTTCCTACTCGTATTAAATGAATCTGCCAAGGCAAAGAATGTGCTAGTAAAGGGTTATTCGTTGGAAACGATTGATTCTAATTCTCCAGACCTCATTATTTTCGGTCCATTTGGTGAATCTTATCGTCTTTTTGGCAATGTTCCCAAAATGCATTTCACCGGTGAAAACTCTCCCCCTATATGGGATACAAACGTAAAGCTCAATGCAGGATATTCTCTTCTTGAGCGAAGTGATGATTCTTATATGCGACTCCCTCTCTGGATGCTTGAGATTGACTGGTTTGGTGCTGATGCAGAGCGCATTGTAAATCCTAAACCTATCCCTATAGATTGTGTTAAGATAGTATCCCAGGCTGAGAAGCCTGCTCATCAAGACCGTTTCTGCGCATTTGTTGTGACAAATCCTCTTAACTCTATTCGTAATGAATCGTTCTTCTGGCTCAGTAGTTATAAACAGGTTGATTCAGCTGGCCGTCTGTTCAATAATATTGGCGATGAGATCTTTGCAGGACGCGGTGGTGGTGGTGGAGAATTACTGAAGCATGAGTTCCTGAAGAAGTATAAGTTCTGCCTTACGTTTGAGAACTCAAGTTCCGAAGGTTACACTACTGAGAAACTACTTCATGCTAAGGCGGCAGGGTGTATTCCAATCTATTGGGGAGATAGTAAGGTAGCACGGGATTTCAATGATAAGGGTTTTATTAATGCCAATGGCATACGTAATGCAGAAGACCTAATTTCCCTTGTAAGGGATGTGGATACAAATGCAGAAAAGTATGCGCAGATGTATTCTGAGCCATTATTGGATGAATATCGTTTTGAACTTGCACGTCGCCGACTAGGAGAGTTTGCTCGTCGTTTATGGAAGATTATAGATGAATCTGTATGCGAAGTTGTTCCAAAGAGCCTGGGGGCTACTTCCACTGCGGAAGCTGTTGCTAGCGGAGGAAGTAGAAGTGATGGGTCTGGATCTGCGTCTGCGTCTGCGTCAGCGACTGTGTCAGCGACAGTGACTGCGTCAGCGAAAGCCACAACAACTCCCATTTCTACTCAACTAGTTTCCGCAAAAATCAATAGCATGATACTTGTAACTTTCGCAACCAACAGATTCCTACCATCCTTAGAAATGTGGCTAAATATATATAACCAACATAAGCAACACATATCAGGGATTACTGCACAGGTGTATCTGGGAGATGATATTAATGATACTGTAAAAGATCTGCTTGAGAAGCAATATACAGGGGTTCTATTCCGCAGACTTCCTAGTGAAACGCTCAATGTGCCCAACTTCCAAGACTTCTGGGAGCCACAGCATTTTGCCTGGAAAATCTGGCTTCTGAATGATATTGTTCAGAATGGGTCTTTTGATGGAAGACTAATTTTTTACATGGATGTGGGGGCCTTATATGTACGTGTGCCATTTGATTATATTACAGATACTGTTACACATGGAATTAGTCTGCTTGAGGACCCGCGACAGACAAATCGCCAGTGGTGCAGTCAAGACTCTTGTGATACAATGAATATTACTGAAGCTGAGAAGTCGGGTCAGCAGATTTGGGCAGGCGGTTTCATGTTTATTGGGGGGCATACTGTTCCAATGAAACTCTTTGCGGATGCTCTCACATTTGCAAAGCAGCGAAAAGTAATTGTCGGTCCCAAGTGGGCAGGTATCGGTCCTGATGGGAAACCATTTGGTCATCGCCATGACCAGAGTATTCTAAGCATTCTCTCGGCGCGCCAGAATATTCACCGCTATCCACTTGACAAGGTGTATTGCGACTTCAGTCTTCGTAGAACACTTCGCACTAACTGTGGGCTATATGTACACCGTGGTAACTTTGCCCAGCACAAGGATTTTCTACCTCGTATTAGCGAAGCTCACGTTATTAACCTGAAGCGTCGCGACGATCGCCTGAAGAGATTCTATACAAACCACCCTAATATGGAAGGTCCTGCAATTATTGATGAAGCGTGCGATGGTCGCTCAATTCAACTCACTCCAATGCTTCATAGGCTGTTTGTGAATAACGATTTCCATTGGAAGAAGCCCATTCTCGGATGTGCCATGAGCCATCTTAAACTCTGGACGGCCCTTGCAAATGAAGAGGCCGGCATTGAGAATTATCTGATTATGGAGGATGATGTAAAATTCAAACCTGGCTGGGAGAATATCTGGAAGCAGGCAGTAGAGTCTATTCCAGAAGATTATGATGTACTATATTTGGGAGGAATTCTTCCACCAAATCGCGCGGGTTATGACAAGGTTGTTGAGCAGATAAATCCATATTGGTCGCGTATTCGTGAGCATTCCATGTTTGGCCAACAGCCTGCCAACCGTTATTTCCATGTATGCAACTATTCTTATGTTCTCAGCAAGAATGGAGCTAAGAAGATTCTCGATAAGATTATTGCCAGTGGTGGTTACTACACGAGTGCGGATCATATGATCTGCAACCAGGTAGATTTCCTAAATCATTATTTCTTGACACCCCTTGTATCAGGTTGCTATCAGGATGATGATCCCAAGTATGCAAATAGCGAGTTCAATAATTTTGGACGTATTGACGGATTTGATAGTGATCTCTGGAATAATGATGAACGATTCACAGAGGCTGACCGCGCAGCTGTCCCTTTTAATGCTCAAGACCCTTCTTTCGAAAAGGCAATCGAGGATGCTTTTACACAGACCCGCATAATTGGTACAGAAGTTCCTGAAAAGGCAAAGGAGGTCCTTATTGCTGAACAGATAGTTCAGCCAGTAGTTGCAAAAGAACAAACGCACCATACTCCTCATAAGGATGCAGCACCTCTTCGCAACTTCTATTCTATTAAGCCACACACGCCTAGTACCGAAAATATGATGGAATTCACTTGGCTAACAGATCTTCTTACAATGGAAGATGGACGCGTATTTGGAACACCTAATAAGATTGTAACAACTGAAATAAAACATATTGATTTTGATTCTCCCCTTATAGATAATAAACCAATCTTTATTGTGCAGCGCCCGCATCTTGATCTCTATACTCGGTTATTTGCAAAGTACGAGATGGCTAAGAAGGACTTTTATGTATTACACTTGAGTGATGAGTTTGCATCTGATAATTTGTTATTCTATAGTTTCACTCACTGTAAGGGAGTTGTTCGCAATTATGAGCGTGATGGTCTTGATGCTTCGAAGGTTGTGGTTATTCCTCTTGGATATGCAAAGAGAACTGGGGAGATGATTGGAAATCAAATAAATCAGACGCCTTCGCTTCCCTTCCGCGAGCTTGTGTGGAGTTTTCGCGGAACTGGGTGGAATAATCGGAAGGAAAAGGTAGAAACTCTGAATGGTCTTGGAGATTCTCAGTGTGTATTTTATAATGAATGGAAGGATCCTGCACAAGCAGGTCGTGAAGAATATATTGGGGAGGTGTTGAATTCTAAGTTTGTACCTTGTCCTGGGGGTATGAATCCTGAAACTTTCCGATTATATGAGGCTCTTGAGTTAGGAGCAATTCCCTTATATGTACGTGAGCCAGGCGATGAACTATATTATAAGAAACTAAATGAGACTATAAAAATTCTCAGCATAGGTTCTTGGGGTGATGCGCATAACTTTGTGAAGTATATGTTGGATAATCCGGAGATTTGTGACAAGTATCGGACTCTTGTATTAAGTGGATGGATAGAAACGAAGAAAGCGCGAAGCAAGGATATTAAACGTGTGTGGGATTATTGAGGTGGTGGTTCAGATGTTGGCTCTGGTGTTGGTTCAGATATTGGTTCAGGAGGGGTTTCAGGAGGAGTTTCAGGTGTTGGTTCAGGTGGAGTCTCAGGTGTTGGTTCAGGAGCTGTTTCAGGAGCTGTTTCAGGTGGAGTTTCAGATGTTGGTTCAGGTGTTGTTTCAGGAGGTGGTTCAGGTGGAGTCTCAGGAGCTGTTTCAGATGGTGTTTCAGGAGCTGTCTCAGGATCTACTTCAGGAACTACTTCAGATGTTACTTCAGGAGGTGTTGCATTTGTAATTTCCGTCTGAAGGGTATTAATATACGATTGTAAGTTTGCAGGATCCATACGAATTGCAAATGATAATGGATTTTTAGGGAATAATGCATTATGTGCTATAACTGTACTTGGTAACACTGCAAGTGTTCCATCTGGCAAATACCCAGAATAATTATATCCTCCATTCATACTAAATCCTTGCGCATTAAATCCATATATATCATATCCTGACTTATCATATCCTGCAGAATTGTATCCTTGTAGATTAAATCCCTCTCTATCTAATCCAATACTATTATAGCCTCCAGTATTATAACCTTCTAAATCATAACCTTGACTATTATAACCTGCTACATTAAAGCCTTCTAGATTATATCCTTGACGGTCGTAGCCTTGGGCATTATAGCCGATCGCATTATAACCATTAATATCATAGCCACTTGAATTAAATCGATATTCTAATGATCCGACTTGACCTTGCTCAAATATATTTGAAAGAGTATATCCCCCATATTTCCCTTGTAGTGATCTGTATGCAAGTTGATAAAATGAACTTTGGTCAAATTGTTCTTTTGAAATAATGATATCTCCAATATTCCAGCTGTATGGAAGTTTAATTGGACTTCTGTTTGCGAGTTTGTCTTCACGAGACTTATAAGCGTCAAAAATAAATGTTAATTGAACATTTCCATTCGCAAGTGGAATTACACGTGAGTTTGTTAATGAAATGTATAACGGAGATATTTCAAATCCTTCCTCCGTAATATAAGTGGGGCCAACTGTAATACCCATCTTCTCTATAATTAATACCGTCTAAAGAGAAGTCGCAATTTAATTTTAGAAGCCAATATGAGTGTTCCTGATTACCTTAAGAGCCTTGAGGAGTCCCTGAAGAACCTAATGCCTCCTAATGGCGAGTCTGCATCTGCGACAGCGACAGCGACAGCGACTGCGACTGCGTCTGCAACAACGGTCACAACAACAGAGACAGCCTCCCCCACTGTTCCTGCAACAACATCAGTGTCTCCCGCAGTGCAGATGAATTTATCCTCAGCGCCAACATCAACACCATCTCCTTCAGAAACTCTTGTTAGTAAGGGTCTTTTCGGTGTTCCCTCTTCCTCACCTGGCTCCGCGGCTCAGAAGAAGCTCCGTTTCATGCTTGTTGGTACTCACTGCCACCAATTCACTGGTTACAGCAAGGTAACGTATGGCATTGTTCGCCAGTTAGCCAAGCTCCCTTGGCTTCAGACCATCCACTATGGCTTCCAGAAGTTCCCCCAGGTGCCTCCCCAGTACCGCCCTTACCCTCCTAACGTGGATATTATTGACGCCGCTGCGTTAGAGAAGCCTTTCCAGCAGGGTTTCGGTTTTGCCCAGCTCCCCGATGCTATTCGTCGCAAGAAGCCTGATGTGGTGATGATTTACAATGATATGACGGTTGTCACCAAGTTCCTGGAGGAGATCCGCAAGGCCGGTATTACCCACCCCTTCAAGATCTGGCTCTACGTTGATCAGGTGTATAACACTCAGCTCCAGGCATATCTGGATGTAATTAATCGCGATGCTGAGCGCGTGTTCGTCTTTTCCAAGTACTGGCGCAAGTGCCTGAAGGACCAGGGTATCAATCGCCCCATTGATATTATCCGCCATGGTTTCGACAAGGACATGTTCTCTCCAATGAAGAAGGAAGAGGCTCGTAAGATGCTCAACCTTCCCCAGGATATTTTCCTGTTTATGGATCTGAATCGCAATCAGCCTCGCAAGCGTTATGATTTACTGATCATGGCGTTTGTGGAACTCATCTGCAAGTACCCCACCAAGCCTCTTTTCCTCATGTGCATTTGCGACAAGGGTGAGAAGGGTGGCTGGTGGCTGTTTGAGATCTTCTCTCGCGAGCTCAAGCTACGTGGTGTGCCAATTGACATGTTTGGCAACCGCCTGATGATTTCCTCACAGGATATGATGTTCCGCGATGAGGATATCAATGTGTTCTACAACATTGCGGATGTTGGCGTGAATTCCGCTGAGGGTGAGGGTTGGGGTCTCTGCAACTTCGAGCAGATGGGCGTTGGTATCCCCCAGGTCATCCCCGATGTTGGTGGCTTCAAGGACTTCTGTAATGCTGACAACTCTGTACTTGTTACATCCACATCTCGTTATTATCTGCCTATGGCCTACTCCTCTGTTGGTGGTGAGGCGACAGCGGTGAGCCCCCACGATCTCTGCGTGGGCATGGAGAAGTACGTGAATGATTCTGAACTCCGCGAGAAGCATGGTAAGGCTGCGCGCGAGACTGTACTTTCTTATAAGTGGGATGAGTGTGTTGCTGATCTCGTCAAGCGCCTGGATGAGGCGAAGAAAGAGAAGGAGGAGAATACTGACTAAATCTAAACTTTCACAAATGCCTCGGTATTCATAATATTATTACTGACACTTAATTTATTTTTAGAATCAACCTGAAGAGGAAGACCTTCCATACCTTCAATAAAAAACATAGTATTATTTTTTATTTGAGGAGACTGTGTTTTCAGCCAACCTGTAAGAACCTTCTTTCCTAGGATGGCATTTCCTGTTGGGGTGAATTTATGGATATACGCAGTAGATTCTTTAGAAAAAGTTTTAGGCCACGTATCTTTATATTCACGTTCATATACAGTAATTGTGCTATTAATATGTTTTGCTAAATAATCGACCGTAAGAGGCTTATAACCAAATAATTCAGTGGTGTTATAAGGAACCCATCGTTGCGATCCACCAGAAACTTTTTTAACAACCCAATCCTGGCCATCATTTCCTCGCTTAATTGTTCCTTCTGGAAATTCTGATGCAGATTCTGATGGTCCTTTTCGTGCTTTGCGAGTCTTTCCGCGCATACTCTATTATAAAAATTGATTTTTATATTTATCACATATTTCTGTGTAACACAAATGTTTGATACAAATTTGATAATTCTACCAATTGTCTATAGTATATATGAAAATTATTCATCCTTGATATATATTATTCTTATAAGGCTCCTATCATTTGGCTACCTCGTACCAAAAAAACTAACACTAGACCAGATTAAAACTCTAAAAATCTATTTCCAACTCGGGACAAATGATTGCCCACTTTATGGACCAGTAATTGGTAAATGGTTTTATGTATGGCTTGATGATCATAGGTTACATAGTGAGCACGTTGTGTGGTTTTTAGGAACTCCTCCCAATATTGATATTTACAAGGACAATGATGACGATGAATTATCATTCATTGATACACTATCAAACTCAAAATACATCTTAAAACGATTTATCATTGGAACTCCTCCATCTATCAGTAAAACTGGTAGTTATAATGATAGACATTATTGTATGTCAGTTCCTTCTTCAAAGCCCTGTAAGCCATATGAGTGGCAGCAGAAAATTATTACACAGATTCAAGGCGATTCGCGAATTATCTTACTTACTGGTCCTCCAGGATGTGGTAAATCAAGTCTAGCAGAAATCATTGGTGCTTCTTATTTGAATAAGACGCACGTTAATGTGTATGAATTTAATCCATTTGGCTCAGATACTTCAAATAGCCATTTTGCAATTATGAAGGAGAATATTGATGAGAAAGTGAAAGTTATTGTGTTTATAATGGATGAAATTGATTGTATTCTTGAGAAACTCTATTCTATAAATCATGTTGCACAACAAAATAGAACTGGTTCTCATTTTACAATTGGTGGTGGAAAGTGCGAATGGAATCGCCTTATGGATGATTTTGCTCGCCCTATTGACAAACTTCAGATTATTACAGTGCTGACTAGTAATAGGACTAAAGAGGATATTACGCAGAATATATTGGGTGGGGATGATTCGTTGCTACGAAATTATAGGATTCATATAACACAGGATTTATTCTAACACTAAAGACCATGATTCAATTTCTCAAAAAATAAAGAATGAAATTGATTACCACCAGATTCCCTATCAGTGAAAGTATAGGGCCATATATTAAGTTTTTGGCAACAATACGGAAATGCGATTTGGTCTTGTGTTGTAAATTCTAAATTTTGTAAATACCACATATTCAAGAAATTCTTAGTTTCTTCATTGTTTGGCCAAGCAACTATACATGTTACAAATACTCCATAATGTATTTTCTCAGGGTATTTTGCTTTCCAATAAGAGTCTGTATATCCATTTTCTAAATATGTATTATATTGTTTAATAACATCTTGATAAGGTTGTACTTGATTATTCCACCAATGAACACAATATTTCCCATTTGTTGAAGAATCTAATGTTTCAGCCTCAAGAGACCCACCTCTCCAATCATGATCTAATGTGATTACCTTTTCTCCCTTACAGAGTATTGCGACGATATGCTCTGCAAATGCATGATGTGTTATAGCAATTGTTCCATCAAGCCATACAACATAATCATATTTACTTAGGCGCGGGATTAAATGCCACTGCTCTTTGTAGTACTTAGCAATATTGAAAGTATGTTGATTATTTTTTAAGGAATTGTTATATGTTCCATTATCTTGTGGTGAAGGATGTGTTAGATGATATGGCTCTGTATCAATAATCCAATTATTTGGAATAATATTTGGATTATTTGTGAAACAGATACAGTCGCTATTGATTGATTGGGGGATATATTCTTTAGCAGATGCTTCATATGTTCCATAAATTGCTGTTATGAATGCGACTTTTGGTTGTTTATCGAGAAACATCTAATAATTTTCTATAATATAATTTAAATGCCTTATAAATAGAAAATGAAAGGAGGTGGTTGCGGTTGTAGCTCTCCAGTTGCGACACTATTGCGCGGTGGCTACCATAATACACGCGCAATACGCAAACTCCGACGTGATAAAAAGCGTAAAACGCGTAGTACACGACGTAAAACACGTCGCATAACCAAATAGATATGTCTGGAGAATTTGAAGATGAACCTACAAATTTAGCGCGTACTCGAAGTGGGTACGAAGTTGGAGAAGTTGTTCGTGCATTTCAAGTAACTCTCGGAGAAACTGGACCACTTGCTGCCGGCAGGTGTATTCATTATAGTGCTGATATAATCTGTTCCGGTGCCTTACAGGTATGGATGAGATACTGTATGGAATATGCAATAGATCATATTGGATGTGGAGCCCCCAGAATTTTCTTCTTTCTTAAAAAACGGTTTGATGAACTTATGAATCTTTCAAAAGTTTTGGAGACTGAGGCGCTTTACAGTAATTATGAATTTCAAATGAAGATTGGAGAGATTGTACTTATACTAAAAGACTGTGTGCGCAGAACGAAGGTTGCACTCCCTAAAATCCATTTTTCATGCTTTAATGATCAATGGCTTGCTGAATCTCGTTCAACAAATACGATGTTTGCAAGTACTCAGAAGATATTTCGCCAAGAATCAGACGCACAATGTATGGCCTCCGCCGCAAATGAAATTGTCAAAGCAATTGAAGAAGGTGCTACAGAAAAAGCACTTTTCTGGATGCGATGGCTCTTAGATACGGATGCAGCGCTGAAGAAAGCAAATAGTGGGCATGGACTAAGCACATTAAGTCGCGGTGCACCAGGATGGCCCGATAAACAACGAACATCTGCTGGATTCTTCTTGGCAAATCTTGCAATGGAAACGTATAAAGACCTTGCTGCACGTGGAAAAATCCGTATGAATGAAGAATTCATATCTATTTTCGAATTGTATCGTACTCCCTATAAGGGTGTTTTAACTGGGCGACGGCGGCTTGATATACTATGTTTGCTCTTTCAACTATTGTGCGAAGTACCACGATGGAAAGTTCCTGCTGCACCCCAACTTGTGAAAGATCCGGTTGTACTTAAAAAGGGGATTGCTCATGTTGAGAATTTTTTCCGCGAGGTTCTTGCTTTCGAGATGATATCGGTAGATATTTTAAAAGAGGCAAAGAAAGCAAAAGCGAAAACTGTTAAGAAAAAGAATGAAGCCACTGAACAACTTGAAAAACGTCTTGCTGCAATGGATAATTTTATGTCCAAGTAAAAGTTAGATGACAGTACTAGAGTCTATTAAAAATAGATTGTCAGGTGTATCAAATAATGGAAAAATAATTATAGGTGTAGTTATTGTATTAGTAGTGCTTGTAATTATTATTGTACCAATTGTGATTTCAAAGTCTTCGCATTTAGCATCTCCATCTACGGTTGCATCAACAAAGAAAGATAGAATCGGATCATTAACTAAAATAATTGAACCAATTGTAGGGAAAAAGAAAAATTTATATGAGTTACCTGGACTGCCTGATAATATGTCTCTTCTTCTAAATTATAACCTTATAGGATGCCGTCTTAGTGGCTACCTTGATCCCTTACAGGATGGTGTTTTTGCTGAGGAAGATGCTGTTCGCCTGGCTCTTAACGCTGGATGCAGACTTTTCATATTGGAAATAAGTAATGATACTAATGGAAACCCTGCTCTTGTTGCACGTGATTCTACTGGAATCAAACGGTCTCTAAATAATGGTTCGATAAATAAAGTATGTACTGCTCTCAGTGGTGCAGAAAGAGGATCGGATCCTATTATTGTAGTATTATATTTTAATAATACTCCTAATAAAACAACAGAACCAGAAAAATATCTTACATTTTTATCACAAGTGGCACGTGCATTAGAACCGCTAAATACAACCCACATAGGATTAACAAGTGTGGGTGATTTTACAAGGCAAAAGAAGGCAAATGAGTTATTTACGTTTGCGCCAGAGTTTTACAAGCAGAAGACAATAATTTTATGTAATGCGGATACATCATCTTTCAGAAATCCTGGGCAACTCGGAGTAACAAGGAAATTTTTACCTGCAGAGGACCTTGATTTCTTAGTACATGCCAGAATATCTAAACCTGATGGGGTTGGTATAATGGGTGTAACAGAAACCGTTCCAGGATCTAAGATACAGATAGTAGATGATTCTTATTTATTACTTACACCTCCTGATAAGGTAGCATCAGCGGTAGATACTATAAGAAATACTTTCACAATTGTAATGAAGCGGGATCCAGCCTATGTTCCAAGTAAAGACGTTTCAAAAATACTATTTGAAACATATGGCGTAAATTGTACTCCTGTATGTATGAACGCACTTGCTGTGAATAAATCTGTATCTACATATACTCCTAAAAATCAACCATTGCGATTCATCAAGCCTGCTCCCATTGTCCCAACTGTGCCAAATCGCAAGTTGGATGCAAATGGAGGAAGCGTTATTACTCCTAAGTTATAAAAGATATCCCTTATAGAGTATGGAAGAAGGATATTTACGGAAAATTAAATCTCCTGTGCTGGAAACTCCTCCTGTAAAAAAAGCATTAGAAGTTCTTCTTGCGCAAGTTGATGCAGCTGAGGAACTTCGTGATAAAAAGGCTGCATCCAATGTACTTGTGAAGGCAGCAATCAAAGTTGTTGAAGAATTCTTGAAAACTTCAGGGAGGATTTGTTATGGTGGTCAAGCAATTAATGCGCACCTTCCTGATGAATTGAAGTTCTACGATCCTAAGACTACAATTCCAGACTATGATGTATATACCCCGCACCCTCAAAAGGATTTACGCCTGATTTTGAAGAAACTTCGTGCGCAAGGATTTCCAGAAGTTGAACATCGAGAAGGGATACATAAGGGAACTATCAAAGTATCTGTTGCTTATAATGATATTTTAGACCTAACTTTCATGGATACAGATATATATAATGTTCTTTATAAACGTTCGAAAGTTATTTCTGGCATTCACTATGCAGATGTGAATTTTTTACGTTCAAATATGTACAAAGAACTGGCGTTGCCTGAATCAGAAATTTCACGTTGGGAGAAAGTATATACACGACTTGCGTTATTAAACGATGCGAATCCTGTAGAACAATGTGAAGAATCAACTGAATTTAAGAAATCACCAATACCAAAATCAATATATAATACAATATTTCAGTATATTATTGCAAATAAACGAATATTGGCAGGAGCAAATATAACTAAAATCTATAAGAAGGCGTCAAAAAATTATTCATGGTTATTAAATGATACTAGTGTCCCAATAATATTCTTTAGTTCTCAAGTGGAGGAAGATGTAAAACAGTTGGCTGCAATAGTTGGTACAAATATTCGTATAGAAATAATTGAGGCTCATAGTGATATAGTTCCGAAAACTGTTATTATTTATAAAGATGATACCCTTATAGGGATTGTTGTTGAAGAAGGTGGATGTTATTCTTATAATAAAATATTATTGGAAAATGGTTCAAGTGTTTTAATAGCATCAATGGACGTGATAATTCGTCTATTTTATCAATTAAGTCTATTGGCAGATTTTCCGCCTATTGCTGAAATATCACTACATTGTATTGCACAAAATCTAGTTGATATTTCTGTTAAAATTCGCAGTGGAGTTATACAGTCGAGATTTCCGCTTTTTTCAATTGAATGTATGGGGCATGAAAAAACGAAGGGTTCCCTTATGAGGGATAAAAGGTTGCGAAAACGTATTCTTAAGGTTGCTAGATTAGCAGCGCGTGTTACGCGGAAACGGCGGGTGGTGAAGAAGCAGCAGTAGGTGGCGCAGAAGCAAGTGGCGCAGCAGCAGTAGGTCTAATATCTCCTGCTTCTGCTTGTTTCTTAATTGTATTTAATTTACTAATAAGATCATTTGCTACTTCAAGATTTTTATAAGTAAAATATTTTGTATTTTTAATATTATCAATAATCCCATCTAGTCTTTTCTGAATTTCATATGCCATTTCTTCTGGACATTTTTCAGTTGATTTGCAATGACTGGGCAATGGAGGTTCTGTAGGTGGTTTTAGGGATGACGGAGAATTTACATTTGCAAATGGCTCCGTTTTAGTGGATACTGCTGATGGTGCTGGTGGTGGTGTAACTACTTTTCCAGAAGCAGCACTTGATAATGTATCTTTTATTTTATCATATGTTTCTTGTAATTGTTTTACACAAAATATTACAGTCCTATTACCTATAGTTCCTATATTGTCAGGAATATTATCAAATATTTCATATAGATCTTTAATATTTAATTCATCCTTATTAATAATTTCTACATATGTCTGAAAGTTAGCACAATTAAATAATGGCTCCATTGCCATTGATTTTGCCCTATTAAAAGCCTTTGCTAAATCAGCCTTTGTTGGTGTTCCATTACCTACCCCCATAAGTGTCTTGGCAATACTTTCAATAACCACATTTTGCACAGGACAGATTTTATTACCCCTTTCAACATATAAATCTAAACATTCTGATACCCTATCTCTAGAATCTAGAGGAATAACACGCGGAACAGATATAAAACCTTCCCTTATAGGTATATATTTGATAATTACCAGCAAAATAGATAATAGTATAATTGCGCTTATAATTAAGATTAGCGAAGTTTCACGTAACGTTCTCTTACCGAAGAAATATTCTATTACGGTATTCAAGGTCTTGCTAAAACCCTTCATCTGAAATAAGGAGAGATGCTTAATGGGGCTGACGGAGGAAATACCGAAAGTGGTCGAATGAGTCTTCTAATGGCATCAGCCCGGAGATGTGCTATCCAGGAGAGTCTGGCACGAGCAAATGCTAATTGTTGCCCGCCAATACGCTCATATGGAACTCCGACAAACCAAGGATCATATATTGCCGCAAAAATGGATATGTGTACAACTACTCTAGTAGATTCGAACTCAACCATAAATGCAAATTCAAATATATCTGCCATTAATACTTGCGGGACTACTTACGTGGAAACAGGAAGGGCTGCATTTGTACCAGAGTCAATTCGTATCACCCGGATACAGCAAGAGGCAATATCAGGACAGCCAAGATTTTCCGATTATGTGCGATTTAATCCTTTGCCACCATGCGTACCGTTACCGGCGCTGGCTACAAATGCAGGTATTCCTCAGCCATCATTGAATACATGCTTGCCAAATAAGAATGCAAGATATACAACTTAAAAGGACTAGGAAAAAATAATTTGATACTACTGTTTAGATATAATGGGTACCACAAACCGTGATGCTAGCAGAGTGACGCAGTTAAATAAAAGCCGAGCACTATATGGCTATTACAATAATGTAACAGACAACCCTACTCTGCTAGTAGCAGGATTAGTTCAGCGAGAACAGCCTACTAACCAGCAAAATGGGGTTTTACTTGACCGCGTGCAGGGTGCCTGCCCATGCGTAGGTGATCCTCAGCGTGATTATATTGCGAATCCTTTCCAGAACCCAGCAAATTGCTCTGGTAAGTAAGGGTGCGTAGTCTAGAAGTTTCCATACCGATCTGGGTGCATAGCTACTTCAAGTAGTTCTTCACGCAGAGTCACAGTTCGTTTTCGTGTTCTTAATATACAACGTATTATACATGCTTTGAACCATTTCTGGATTTTTTGAGCACACACACAATGCTCCAATTCAAGGAAATTTTGGCTTACATCATATTGTTGGATCTCCTCATAAGTGGAGCGTTCAATTACTTCTGGAAGTGTGGTTAATAAGTTATTTGCAAGTGATAATACAAGTAATCTTTGTCCCGGAAGAAGTTCCAGTTTTACTTCGCGTATGCTATTTTTCCGCAATATAAGTGTTTTGCAAGACGCAGGTATTCTCCGTGGGACAACTTTAATATAGTTGTTTGCCAGATTCAAATGTTCAATAGAGTCTGGTAACCCTTCTGGGAATTCTGTTAAATAGTTGAATGCGAGATCTAGTACTTTGAGACGTTGTGGCCAGAATTTTGGTTCAGGAAGAATTGTGAGATTATTTTTTGCTAAGAAGCATCTTAACAGATTTTGTGGTAATGTATAAATATTATTTACCTTCGAACTATAACAATCTAATTCTTCCAACTCAGCGGGGAGATATTCAATAATTTGTACGCTAGTATTTCGTAGTCGCAGGCGTCTCAGGGACTGTGGAAGGTGTCTCGGAATCTTCTTTAGTGGATTATTCGACATTTTCAGTGATTCTAGCGCTAAAGGCCAACTACTTACATCATCTGTGTCACAAATATTGTTATAATCTATATTAATATCCCTTATAGAGTCTGGCCATACATTTGGTAACCCATCAGAAGTAATAAAGTTAAATGCCGCATCAAATCGTTCTAGATTTGGTGGAAATGCTTCGGGCCATAAGAGAGAAATTTGGTTATAATCTACAAATAATTCTTTTATTTGTAGATTATCTGATAATATTGGTAATTCTATAAGGCCTGAATCACTAAGAATAATTGACGCATTATCCTCCATTATCCGTATTACACACGTCTAATAGAATAGTTGTGTTGCGGTTTTAGACGGAGAGTAACTTCTGTGACGTTTCTATGAATGCCTGGAAGCGAGACTGTTGTACAACCATCCCTTCACCCAGATTCTTGATAAACTCCCAATTCCCTCCTCCTCGAAGATGGATAAAATAGTGATTTTTAATTTCCGAGAATATTTTGTCACCTTCATTGCGCACATCATTCTTCAGAAACTCCACAATAGGTGCAGGAAGTTCTGCGAGAGCTGGATCAGAAAAAGTCCATTGGAGACTGTTGAGCGCATCAATATTTTTCTTCTTTGAAATCTTCGGAAGTATTGTCCATGTACCGCCACCAGTATCTGTGAAAACAGTTTCGTGTTGAAATCCAGAATCAAAATTCCATGTGTCCCAGGGGATTGTCTTATCTACAGAAAAGTCAAACATTAGGAATCCATCCCATGCATAATGTATAGGTTCGCGATGCTGATCCTTATATAATAGTGAGTTGCCATCTAACATTTCCCTTACAGAGAATGGAGCAAAGGGGAATACATCACTCTGGATCATTGTTAATAGTGTATAATGTTTTGCTAGATGTGTATGGAAAACGTGCCATCCAAACTGGTTTGATACTGCAGTACGCGAAGATGGATCCATTTCATAGTTTCTATAGTTTGTAGTATATGTTGTAGTTGGAGACGAAAACAGTTGTTGGCGGTGTGGCTCAGTATGAAGATTAGGAGGAACTTCTACGTAATCAATATTATTGGCCTTACAAATATCAATTTGCCTTTGGCGCATTGTAGTATCTCCGAAGTTTGTGAAGCACGGAGTTGTTTTTCCGTCTAATACTGCTAGGAATCCGGTGTCTTCTTTGCAGAATTTTTTGATGAGGTCACGTTGCACAGGAATTAATTCTGGATTATTAATCCATGTTGATATAAAAAGTACTTTGTTGCGTGTTTGCGTTGTGTCTCCCATTATCATAATATGTTAGCATCTTCTTTACACCCTTATAGGGATTCAAGATCTACTCCTGCGTAATACCAGCTACATACCCTAATAGGGTGCCATACTGTTGCAAGGAGATCATCTCGAATTGTTTTGCAAAAGGTTTGATGAAGTTTAATATTTTGTTCATATGTTAGCATTTCATTGATGATTTGTCCGTGAAGTCGCTTGTTAATTTTGTTGCGACTAATAATCTGGTTATATAGGCGGCTTGTATTATAACGTGGTTTGACTCCAAAATACTTCTCATATTTAGCATTAATAAGTGTATGTAGTTCTACTCCTTCGAGTTTGCAGGACTCATACTCATATTTTGCATTTATTGGGAATAGTTCTGTAAGGGTTTTTCCAACAATATTGGCAAATCGAATGATGATTGTTTGGAGATTTGGGGGGATATTCAATTGTAAATCTGTTTCAAGAAAGGGGAGAACATCTAATACTTTGAGAGTGGATGGTAATACAAGTCTTCGTGTATTAATCTCTGTTATGAATACTTCTACTGGCGAAGGTACAACTATTTCTTCATACACGTAATCTTCCTGATAGAGTAGCATATCATTATCAAAATATAATTCAAGAGTGGGTGTAGTTACATTTGCAAGTTTCTCCTCAATATAATCTCGTAAATTAAACTGTGCGATCATTCTTATGTGTGCTTGGTGATATTTGTATATGAGAGGGCTTCAAATTTTTATAGGGGGGTGCGAAAATTGAAGTGTGCCTCCGAGCTGTTTAAGTGCTAGAAAATAGCAATGACACCTCTTCATATTCTTCCAAAGTATTTTGGAGCATTTTATCCACTAGGTATAATGGACCCACACAGTACTAACGCATTTGAAAAGTTAAAATACTCAGAAATGCGGTTTTATAAACGTACTAAAGGGTCTCCAGAAGCGGATGATAACGGTCGTAAAATTACTGCATGTAGGCCATTTCAGGGAAAACGTAAGTTTCATGAATATGTCGCACAGTATCGTATCTGTATAAATAATACGTATCAGAACACTCATACGTATTATAATATATATCTATTAGGCTATATGGGAGAAGGAAATGAGCGATATAATTTATATGCATTTCCAAGAAACTTTACAGAAAAATACTTGAGAGTAAAGGCAAATGACCTCGACGGTAAAGTTACAGATATTAATACGGATATTTTACAGTCAAAAATGTTGCAGTTCCCTTTTGCAAATGGTATTACTGTAGATAACACTCCTGAAAATATACCAAACACAATTATGATATTATCCTCTAAGATGGATCAGCCTCACTGGAATGTAGTTCAGCCAGTTCAACCAATTAAGGTAGTTACAAAATCTGTTCGTTTAGTTCCTCCACAGTATGTTGTTAATTTAATGGTGTCTGATGCAATCGTTAAAGGAGAAACATGCCCAATTCTCTATGATCCCCTTACAAAGGAGAATACAGTTGTGACATCATGTTTCCATTTATTCAGTCGCGAGGCATTTGCAGATTGGCGTAAAAAAAGTAAGGAGTGTCCAAAGTGTCGCGAAGAGTGTGTTGTAACTGTATAATAAATGAAAAAAGACTTTTTTTGTTTGTTTATATTATTTTATATTATTATTTTTTTTTATTTATGTTATTATGTTATTTACTTGCGAATAACCTTCTTTGCGACTGCAGGACCGGCACCACCAGCAGGCTTAGTGATAACCGCTGGGCGCTTTGGGAGAGGAATAGGCTCCACGTCATCAGGGCCATCATCCAGATCCTCATCGTCCTGTACTAGTGGCTGTGCTGGTGCTGGTGCTGGTGCTGGTGCAGGAGCTGGTGCTGGTGCCTTTGTAGTCGCAGGGGCGATGAAAGCGGCGTCATCCTCAGCAACATCCTCATCCACAAAGGCGTAGCCACGGACACCATCAGGAACCTTGTCCATCACAATCTGTACAGCCTTCCAGGAGAGACCAAACTTGCCACCAGCAAACCAGATACCAGTGCACTGCATCACACAGCGCATTACTGCGCCACGCACAAGCAGATCCTCAATTGGGACACCGTGATACTCCTCCTTATTAGTATCATACATCTTGATATCAAACGCCTCACCATTCTTGCGCAATGTGACCTTTACATTAGGAGGGTATGCCTTGCCATCCTTGTCACTAGAGCGCTTGATGATAGGAGTGTAGAAAGCGCGAACAACCTCAGGAGTAAGGTCACTCTTGAACCATGCCTTGCTATTCTTAATACCCTCAGAAATCATATACTCGTCCAGAGAGTGAATCGCATCATAGAACTCCTTGATCTTGCTACCCGCCTCATCATACCCACGGAGAGACATCTCGACGCTGTACTTAATAGGGCCGGCCTTGTCATATACGCTCATGCCAAAAGGGAGGCTGAGAGAGGGGGTCTGAAACAGGAACTTGCCACCATTGTAATTAACATACGCCGACTTCGCCTTAGTAACCTCATTTACCTTGATCTGGCTGAATGAAACATTGGAGGTGGAGAAATTGCGTGCGAGTGCTACAGTGCTGGCCATTTTGTCTTTTGAACTGACCTAACTCTCCAGCAAAAAAGGGGCGTCAATTTTTGACCCGAGACCCCCTCAAATTATTTCAAATTATTTTTTTTCCTCTTTTTCTTTTGAAGTGTATCAGAGTTATGATATGAAATATATAGAAACTTATGTAATAACTCCAGAAATTTTATATCTATTCCCTTATAGAGAATGAATTCTAGTGAGTTACTCCGCAGACGTCAGGAGGCTGCAAACCAGTACAAAAGCCACTGGAAAGCCCGTGATGCAAGTGAGGTTGTTCAGCGTAATAATCTTGTAGCAAATTATAATGTAGTACGGTCTAACTATCGCCCAGTCGTTCCATACAACGGAACTACTGTTGTTGGAGGCAGTACAAGTAATATAGGAAGAAGAGAATGTGATATAGCTCAGGGGCCTGGAAATGGTTTTACGCGTGATCTATCATATGACACAATTCTGAATGCTAATGCTGCGTGCCATGTGTGCACTGACCCCAACTGGAGTACAAGTGGAGGTATTAGCCTGCAAACATGCGCAAGTGTTAGTAATATTTTAGCTGCTTCTCCTGCAAATCCTATGGCAGGTCTGCGTTGGATTAACGCATCCAATATGGCATTACAAGGTTCATGCCCACCCAATAATTCTGCACAAACTCCTCATTTTGTTTCAGACCCCAAATGCCTTACAACATATTATCCACCTGTGTTTGATAAGTGCAATGTCTATTACGGAAGTTATACACCTAAGAATAAGAAGATAGCTTAAGAACTGCTCCAAGTAAGCCATTGATATGCTATACGTGCATCATTGCTCACTTTACAGAGGGCTGTTAAGCAATATAAGGCCCCCAATGCGCGATTTGTTTTATCAGAGGCTCTTGATACAAGCGCATCCATAACTTCGAGATTAAGTTTCCTCCACCAACGAAGTTCTCTCTGAGACTTGATCTTAGTTGGATCATATTTTAGTATACTATCCATTTTTGGACAAATATTATCCTTAGAAAATTGCGATAGTTGAAGACGAAAACTCCATAATTCATATAATTCTCTGTACAGAACTATCTGATTTGTCAGTTCTAGGTTCAAGAACCAATCACTATTAGAATGATAGCCAAGAAAGTCCATCTTCATAAATACATCTAATACACGCAAATTGAAGGATTGCTCAGCACTAAGATCCGTGTCATTCATAAAATGTGTAACATATCCCTTTTTTCTCAACCAATTTAGTCTATTTTCCAACGATATCTTTGATATCTCTGTAAGGGGAAGTTGTGTATAAGGGTTTTTTAATCCTGTGGATCCCATGTGAGAAAATGAACGAATATCAAATGTCCATATATGTTTCTGTTCATCACCATATGACCATAAATAGAGCCTTGGTACAGTCTTAAGTTCATCAAGTGAATGAAGTTCTGTAGAATTATTTGAAACTTCTAAAATATTTGTACTGGGGCCCTGGCGATAATATGCATTCCTGTTTATTATAATCTTGAATGATGATTGAATCTTTTGAGCAGCTATTTGAAATTTAGGTGTTGAATATTGTTCAGTATCTACTGTGCATTTCTTCTTGTGCCTTATAGGATTTTTATAGTGTCTTGAACAAAAATCTCCATGTGTTGATACTGATTTACAACATATATCGGGATGCTTACGTGATTTTATATTAAGGCAATGGCGTAGCGGTATAGGACCGCCGTCCATACTATTCTTACAGTGTGTTGGGAATTAGTACTAGAACCGGCAAAAGGAAAGTTTGCTAAACAAACATCATGGGCGCGACCTATTTCAAAAGAAAAAGTTGGAATGTGGAAAAATAGAAATAATTTGAGGGAAAAAAAATAAAAATTGACCAAGCCGGTTGGTTTTATGATAAAGTCAGTGCGTAAAAGTAAAATGAATACTCTCCCAGCGTCTAGTACGATGAGTTCTACTGCCTCCCCCTCCAAGAAGACTGTTGCAAAGAAGACTGTTGCTGCGGCTGCGCCAGCCTCTGTGCCGGCCCCTGTTGTTGAGGCTCCTGCTCCTATTGTTGAGGCGCCTGCTGCGAAGCGTGTGGCCCGCTCTGCCCGCTCCCCTGCACCCGCATCTGTCGCGACGCCCACGCCCACGCCTGTAGTGACTGAGGCAGCGTCTGTGCCTGAGCCCGTTGCTGCCTCAGCGGATTCCATCGCCGAGTCCAGCTGGCACGATGACCTCACTGGCCTGACCCGCCACCTCGCCACCATGCGCGACACGATCTCTACGCTCTTCACTGAGGTCAAGCGCCTGGAGAAGAAGGTCCAGCGCACGGTTAAGGATGCGGGCAAGCGCCGCAAGAACCGCAAGGTTGAGGCCGGTGCTGACGATGCGCCCAAGCGCCCCACCGTGTTCAAGATCCCTCAGCAGGTGTCTGATGCGCTGAACGCGTTCCTCGGTGAGCCCAGTGGCACGCTGATTAGCCGTGCGGACGTCACCAAGCGCGTGACTGCCTACGCGAAGGCCCACAGCCTGATGAGTGGCCACGCCATCAATGCGGATTCCGCCCTGACGGCCCTCCTCACCCCCTCAGCTTTCCTGAAGCCCGAGGAGAAGCTGTCCATCTTCACTCTGCAGAAGTGCCTGGTCCAGCACTACCCCAAGAAGGCGGTTGCACCTGTTGCGTCCGCGTAAATACAAATACAAATACAAAATAATTAAAATATAAAAAAAAAAGAAAACACTAATTGGAGTTGTTATTAACAGTTCCAATTAGTACGGTTGGCCGAGTTGGTTAAGGCGGCAGGCTTAAGATCTGCTGGTGCAAACCTCGTGGGTTCGAATCCCACACCGTACAAATTTTTTTTTGTTGCGCATAAGTGCGTATTTCTATTAAAAATGTATTCGGCTAATTACTTTAGCGAGGTGGCGAAGAGGTATCGCGTCTGGCTCATAAACTTCTACGGTATTAGTTTTTTGGCACCAGAAAGTCAATGGATCGAAACCATTCCTCGCTATTTTTAAAGTATATGTTATACACTTTAAAAATCTCGGGAAATTATAGAAATGTCTGCTAATAATTTTGGTGTTGCTGGTCGTAATAATAATGGTCGCAATAATGCTGGTGCGAATGCTGGTGCGAATGCTGGTGTGAATCCTGGTGTGAATCCTGGTCCAAATAATGTTTATTCATCTGGAGCAACTGCTCCAGAACTAAATATGACTACTGGCATGGCATTAGCAAGCCCTAGACGTAACAGACGCAAATCCACTCGTCGTAACCGCAAAGCCACACGTCGTGATCGCAAACAGCGTAAGCAGCGCAAGCAATCCCGTCGCAACCGCCGCAATCGATCCAGACGTAATTAGACACCAACCCATTTTTCCTTTTATTCAAACTTCTATAAGAAACTTGAAAAAGAGGAATTATCCGGTTCCTGCCAGGATCGAACTGACGACTTCGCGGTTAACAGCCACGCGCTCTACCAACTGAGCTAAGGAACCTCGCCAAATATAAAAGGACCTAGACCTTTAAACTCTAAATCTCGAAAAGTCTAAAGAAATATCTGCTCTTCTTTATATGCCATCCTCAGAATATACACAAATACATAATGTCTTACAGGAAATAAAACATATATATAAAACTCTTCCTGCAAATAATACTCCTACTGTTCGCGCACAACTATTGGAAAAAACAAAAGAGTTTGTAGATCTACTTGCAAATAATCCTAAATATACACCATCTTTGCCGCCTTCTCCCCTTATAGTTGGTAAGCATGAATATAATGATAAACATGTAGATTATATTATGTAATGTTTAATCAAACTAATACTTATAAGGTGGGGGCAATCCATTTCTCCATGCTTCCAGTCTATCATATTCATCTTCACGTATCCATTGTTTTACCATATTTTCATTAATATTTTTTTTATTCATAATAATTTCTTTATCATATGTGCTAGTATATAACTTTTCCTGACCATTTTTAAACATAAATTGTTGAATTGTCCCATATACACGAATATTACTCCATGCTTTCCTTATATCAACTGGTTTCAATACCTGAACAGATGGAACACCACCTGTAAGAATACACATTTCCTGGAACTGTCTTTCATTTAAATTTAATGCTTTCAATAACATACTATATTCAAATTCTAAATAATTAATTCCATCATCATTATTGAGTGGTACCCAAATACGTCGCGCCCCTAGACGAATAAGATCCGTATCTCCTGAAATTAGAATATCTACATCATCTTCTTTATTAAGTGCCACAAGTAATTCATCTGCTTCACCCGAGGATTTTAACATATGAATAAGATTTTCATAAAATAACCTTTTTAATTGCTGTCGTTTTTCTTTTGTAGGTCTCATAGCCCTCTTCAATTGTAAATCAATAGTATTATTTAAAATCTGCAGTTGTTCTTTCGTAAAATCTGCAGTAGGTTCCGCCATTGCCCCTTGTAGTGATGTTGCATATTTTTCAGCTGCACTGGCTGCAACTCGTCGTTGCTCTATTTCAGTTTCCTTGTGTTTGCTTGGCTTCCCATCAAACACAAAGAGAACTCTATTATTATTTACTAGCATAGAATTAATAAAGTCTAAATATTGTTGAACATCATCTGTGCCCCATCTATGCATAAAATATGATATATCAATACCAAAGCGCATATGAGAGGCATCATAAATACTTACTGGTTTTCCCAGATGCTTAATAAACGAATATAAACCTTTGATTCCCATTTTAACTAACCGAGTCATGTATTAATTATATCCTCCAATTTTTTATCTGTGAGTCTCAATGATTTTAAAACTGGAGGATTTTTTGGAGGCGACGGAAGAGGAAGACCAAATAACTTGAAGCAATCTATGCGCCCAATAGAATACCTCCAACTATAATCTTCTTGTCCCTTTATGTTATGATATTTTATTGCACTAGTTGCTTGTGTTACTGCATATTTTGCCTGTATGTCCCAGAGACGCTTGAATACAACTGGCTCACCCTTTGCTGCAATTGCAACAAATATAACTTCTGCCCATGCTTCAGTATCTGCTTCCACATTTGGCAATGAACTATCAATATCTGTACAAGATGCATGTAGCATTTCATGTATAAGTACTCGTGTAGCCTCTTCTTTACGATAAATTACAATACTTTTCATATTACATCGTATTGTATAACCACCATTTATATGAGATGGACCTATTTGTACATTAACAGGGGGAGGTAATCTTTTTATATCCGATGCAAACCAGATCACACGTATTGCAGAATTCCCTAATAGACGAAATATCCGAATCCATGAAGATGGTGGCTCTTGTTGCGTGGAACCTTTGCTTAATATTATAATGCGTCCATATGTGCAAGAATATGCATGCAACGATGCTTCATTGTGTTGAAGAGCATCCCATAATGACAGCCGTATTTTTAAAACATCCCATGGATTAGTATCTTTTGCTTCTGCACGTACTGCTTCTATATCATCTGGTTGGACAGTATCATGTATCCAAATAGAGTCTGGATTTTCAAAATCTGAACGTACTGAATCAAGTAGCTCCTTGATCATATAGGGCTCAAGTCTGTTATTCACTAGATTAGTAATTGGGCTTCATCGCAAGACCCTTTGCAATATTCATGAATATACTCTCCCATGCAAGTGGGAGACGATAGGAAGGCATTGTTTGACCCGAGCCAGTAGCCTCTGCATTACAGATTGCAGCCAAAGCAGATCTATATCTAACTGGGCCCATTGCATCAGAGTATTTTAATAGAGAATCTATCCAATAAGATACCATATCTTGCCAACGGATATTTCTCAATAAACATGCATAAACAAATTCACGAATTTCATCTACTCTATCCAAATTCCAGGATTTATTCATCCACATCTGGCATACATGATCAAACCAAGATTGCCCATCTTTACCATGAGGAATATTAGGATGATCCGCCAAAAATTTCTCCAACTTCCTATCTGGCCCAGATACTGGAACAACTAGAAAGAGATCCTGTAAATCAAACGGGGGTGATTCCTCCGCAGTTATCCATAGTAGAAGATTTCCATTACTCTTCTCAAGAGCAGAATGAAGTAGTAAAATACTTTCTTGCGATAAGTATTGTCCATGATAAAGTACTAGAATACGCGCCGTCAGTTTCTTCTTCTTCCCTATAAGGACCTCTGTACCAGAACCGAGTTTCTCAAGGATTGTTTGAAGATAGATCTTATCTTGCATACTCATGCGTGCAACATCAAATCCAATATGAACAGGAGAGGATTCATAAGGGAGAACCGTTCCCTTTGCATGAGTAATCTCGCCATCATCATCATCCTCTCCAGAAGGAAGATCACTCTCTCGCGGTGTCTCAAGTGTCCATAACTTATTTTGCAACATCCAGGGGAATCCTCGTTTTTTACAAATACTCTCCAATTGTTCGAGAAGTATAGTTCTTTTTCCAGAGCCTCTAGGACCTCTGAAGCAAACTGATAACTCGTCCATTGTAGAGTATAATACCCTTTATTTTTAGACCCTTATAGGTAGGTAAAACAGTCTAAATGTGGAGTGATATATTTCTTTAGCAGTAGGCTTTGTAAGAAATGCTCCCTAAAAATATAGAACTATGTTTGCCTGTCCAGGCTATGGAAGTAGGAAAAGTTCATTTATTTCCATTGAAAATTATGCCAAATAGAAATCCGAAGCCTGGTGTTGAAAATCGCCCAATCGCCCCATTATCCTACGTAGATTCATCTATAACTTTACCATGCTTATCATTATTACTCCCATTGTTAAAAATTACTCGATGGGATCCTGCGACTGGACGCTTAGACCTTGATCTAAGTAATTATAATAATGTATTAACAAAACTAAATACTTTACAAGAGTATATTGTTTCAACTGTTTATATGCAACAAATATCATGGCTGGGTCGTAGCGACCTCGATCATGATACTGTTCGTTCTCTTCTTCAGCCTCTTGTAACAAATAATACGCTGACACTATTTCTTCATGGTCCAAATCCTGCGCTGAAACCTGCGGGACGAGCTTGGATCTTTTCCGATGATACTTGGATACGTGGAAGTAAATCATCTACCTTTCTAGTTGGCCAACATGTTCGGATTTGTGTCCGTCTGCATGGTCTATGCCTTATTCCCCATAAAGCAAGTAGTATTCCTAAATTTCGTATCCAGCATCAGGTAATCAGCGCAATTATTGCTCAGTGAAACACTTGAATTGTTGCAGCAGATACCGCAAATAAACTTAAAAAGATATTTACACCATTCATAACTAATAAAAATGCAGTTGCATCCTTCAAATGTTCAGCAGTTGTAAAATAATAGAATGAAAGGGCTGTGGAAATTATTATTAATCCAGCAAGTGTTCCAGCAATAATTGTAATATGTTTATTTATTTCATTTGCATTATCTGCATTTGGAGAAGACATGCCAACATATATGTATAAACCTACTAATCCTCCCAATATTAAGGCTAACATTGTCACTGAGACTATATCAAGGGTAGATGCCATTCTATTCTGAGTAAGTATTAGAATTTTATACACTATTAGGTGTATTGCTTCTCATAGGTATAGGAGCCGAAGAACCAAACACAAGAGTATCAGGCATTGTCATAATAAAAAATATAGATGCTAATAATACTATAAGTAAAACTATAGGAAATATAAATCTCCAAAAGCGAAGGCTACTGACGCGGGATGTTTTTTTCTTATCCATAGCACTCTCTTATCTGATGTATGTTTAGAGGATGCCGCAAGGCGGATATACACGGCGTTTGAAGCGTCCTATACGACTAGATATTCTAGGACCACAAGGATGCCATCCTAGAATGGAGAAAATGCCTGCATCAAGCGGATGTTTTCCGAAAAATATTCGTCGCAGACTTACTCGAAGTCAGAAGAAGGGTGTATCCGTGTGTATAAAAAATCATGTGGCGGATCGTTGTCTCCTTGAAGATAGTACGCTTTCAGATGCGGAAAAAGAATCACTTTCGAAGAAGTATTTACGCCCCAAGCGTCCTTCTGCGTGGGCATCGGATCCAGACCAATGGCTAGATAGCAATAATATTGCAGATGTAATGAAGCAGTATGAGGAAACTTATACTGATTTTAAATTCTTAGGAGTTCTTCCTATCGATTTTGCAGTACAAGACCCATATCACAAGGAACAGGTGGGAAAATGTCTAGTGGATACAATTTGCAAACTTAAACTTGCTAAATTTAAGGCACAAGGTATTTGGAGATTTGGTGCCGTAATTAACTTAGATCCTCATTTCAAAGATGGTTCGCATTGGGTAGGAATATTTGTAGATATACGCCCATCCTTCAAAAAAGTCTATTTCTTCGATTCATATGGAATGAAACCTAGAGATGAAATTGCTAGATTTATGAGAGCACTTAGACTTCAGGATTCTCAATTGAAACTTGAGTATAATGCTAGACGTTTTCAACTTCAAGGAAGTGAATGTGGAATGTATTCAATGTATTTCATTATTGCAATGTTGCATAATGTTGTTTTCAAAGAGTTCTGTCATATAGCAATCCCAGATGATGTAATGCTAAAACTACGTTATCACATATTCTCGTAAAAATCTAAAAACAACTTTTTCCCTGTTCGCCAAGCAAACAGGTATAAAGTTTCATTAGTAGATAGATTGTAATGTCTTCGCAGTCGGACCCAATAGAGTCTCAGTTTTTTAGTCAGCGTAATCGTGCGTTACTACATTCAGCCCTTAGAGATGATTTTAGTCGTCGCGGTGTGCAAATGAACGGCAATCAACAGACACGACTTGACAAAACACTACAGCACTATATGGACGAGGTTTATGAAGTAAATGGCTCACAGCCAATACAATTTCTAAATCGAGAAGTTGTTGCTGCTACTGTTACAGATTTTGCGAGTTATGTTCGTCGGCAAGATGTGGCCAGCATTGACATTACCCAGACGGTTGCTCCTAAACTCCCTGGACAAGGTAACGCGCAAGGCCCACCAAGATATCTTACAGAGGATACCGGTTCTGCATTTGAGCGAATGCAAGGTGAGCGTGTCCAGGCACGACCTATGCCTAAGAATATCCCCGATTTCAGGATCGCTCTTGATGATGATAATAATACTCCTGCATTATCTCTCTTTGAACAGGCACAGAAACAACGTGAAGAAGAGGCTGCTGCCCAAGCAATTCGTGCGTCTGCACTAGCCGGTGCAAATGGTATGAATCGTTTTGTGAATGCTAGTGATTCATATGCTACAAGTTTCGCCCAGAAGAACTCAGCTATTGAGACGACCCTAGTGGAGCGAAGTGTAAATCGCCTTGTAAATGGTCTCCCTAGCTTCCCAATACTTCCCCAAGAATTAATGCCTCTCCAGGATGCCCCCGAAAGGACACAGCCCAATGCAAATCCAACTGTGGCTCTTCCAAATGCAGTACGGACACGCGAAACTCTTCCTCAAGATAACATTATCCGTCAGCCAGATATATTATCCTATAAGGAAACTGAATATAATCTGTTTGTAAATTCAGCAGATCGCGATTGGTTAAATAACAAGACTGATACTCGTTACCAGTTCATGGTAAATTTCAACCCTGCAAATAACCGTCAAGGGTTCGGTCTATCACCTGCTGCACAAGTTCGTTTCAAGAATATTGCGCGTATTGAACTTGTTAAGTCTATTATTCCTGCGGAAGGCCTTGATATGCTAATTCGTCGCAAGGATGCATCTGTTGTGGATCAAAATAACACAGATGCTGTAATAAATGCCCTGTCTTTCCCTTATATAACTGTAGGGGTAAGTGAATTAGATAATAATAATTATGGTACAAATAATGTAATTGATAATACATTTGGAGTTCTACAATATGATGCTAACTGGGTAAGTGAGTCAGTTGATATTAAGAATGATATGACACTTTCCCGAGGTTATCTTGCTATGATTCCTAAGTTTATGAAGAGCCAGAAAGTCTATAGTCCAACACCTCTTGCGTCATTACAGAAACTCTCTATTACTTTTCAGCGCCCAGATGGAACAGTTTTATCATCTACACCTGATACATTGAATATTGCGGGTATTATTCCAAGTGAGCGTCTCAATGGCACAACTTTATTATTTAACAGTAATGTTACAAAAACGCAGGCAGTATATACTAGTGCACAGAATACAAATTCTGAATATTACTGGATTCAGACATCTACATGGTTCCCTCGTCATGCTTTCAACGAAGGTGATCGGATTAATATTGGCGGTCTAGACACAACTCCCCTTATAGGTAATTCTAATTTTAATGGTAATACTGTTATTAGTGGTGCAACAACAAACGAATTCAACAGTTATTTTACACAGAGTGCTGGTCTGTTAATTTCTGGAATTGGATATTACTATACTAATGGCACAAGTAATGTATTTAGTTCAGGTGGCTATCAAAGTAATGGTGTTACGACATGCGCGAATTCTCTTGGTTATGCAAATTGTATAATTGTTCAGGCAAAATACAATGATCCTACTACGGGTAGCACTGCTATTCGTGCTTTTGGTGGAAATACAAGCAATAATGTTGCTCTTGGCCAAGCCCTTGTAGGTGGTTCCAATGGTACCTTATACACATTATCTAATGCTCGTCTCATTAATATGAATCATCAGACTCAACTCGTTTTCCGTGTTATTACTCGGGAAATGGATTCAACAAGTATGGTTCGCTCTGATAATCTATAAGTCTTGTTAGATGAGCGTAGCTCCCTTGGCAATATTATCCATTTTGGCAGGGGGCGTTTTAGCTACTGCCCGACTAGCAAAAAGTATAAAACGACAAAGGGAGGGTTATGCTGACCATGATAGCACAATTCCTGTTGGACAATCATTATATAATCCAATAAATAACATATTAAATGTTTTACAAGATACTATAGGTACTCAAGATCCCGCTGTTTTACACCAAGGAATTGCAACTGCAATTGGAGAAGTAAATACAAACCTTCCAGCTGCAGGAGCACCTATGGTTGTAAGTGGCGGACAAACAATACCTTTACCTGATAATTCTGCGGCACGTCGTGCTGCAGCAGTGGCAAAGTGTGAAAAAGTCAATACCGCTAGTTGTGCAGCATTTGATGATTCCAATTTTGCGAGCAATTGTGGGGTATGCTTCAAGCCTGGAACTGATTCTAAGGCAGAAAATCATATTGGCGGATTATTTTTAGATCCTGGTGACGCGGTTGGAGCAGAATTACAGTCTAAGGCTATGGGTGAGCGCAGGGTTAATTATAGGCCAACTGTTGGAACATGCCCTCCAGGGTTTTTTATGAAGGATAAGGAGTCTTGTTTGAAACTTGAAAAGCGTATAGAATGTGAGCAAAAGAAGACATTCTCAATTGCAAATTGTTCGCAATGTTATACAGATGGTTCTTATACAATTGTAGATGCAGGTGTTTCCCGTGCAGATATTTCACTCTTAATAAGTTATATTGGAAATCTCACAGTTACCCTTACAGGTGGATCATCAACTCCTATTGCTACTGGTTCAAGCACTGCTCTTGGGGATAATACTGTGCCTCTTGGGCAAATACCCGAAGGAGCTGCAATTTTAATTACAGTGGAAGGCACTGGTGCAGTAATAGGTGGATATGTACAAGGACCTACAACTACAGGGATATTCAAGTTAGAGATTGCGCAACTATCTGATGCAGATTTAGAATCTGGTGCGCGACCAAGATTAAGTGGTGAAACTAGTGTGGGAGGTGCATCATGTATGGCACTTCGTCCAGGACGTGGCAAGACAAAGATGGTGTTGCGAGTAAATATCCCTTTAACATTTGCTGATATTGGGGAGCCAGAGGCTGCAAGTTGTGCGTCAGGTCCCTTTTTAACAAAAGAGTCATCTGCGAAAACTCTTTCAGCAGGAACATGTTTTAAGCCCGGTAACGGACCTGGTAAATATTCTATGGAGTGTTTGCAGGAGAAATTTGTTGAACTCGGTTGCACAACAGAAGGAACAGGATATCCTCGTGATACAGCATCATTGGCGGCGTTAAATGTTGGGTCTGATGGGTCTCCTCAACAAATTGGCAATATTGCAAATATTATTTATGAAAACTCACTGAAGGCTGCTACTGGAGTATCTTCCTCAGGTGTAAAGATAGCCCTCCCAGAGTGGAACGAAGCTTCAATGTTTTGTACTGGAGAACAGATTCTGAGCGCGTGTGATACTGTAAAAGTAACAGGCTCAATGTCATCAGATTGCATGGCGGATCTTTGGCAAAATAAGGGCACAGGCAATCGTATTGGTGCAACATATTCTGCACCACAGAGAAACTCAAGTTTAACAGGTAGTGCTGATAATTATTGTACAGCAAATGGTCTCTTATCTCCATTTGGCCCTGATGGAAAACCTCAACAAGATGCTATACAACGTGCTAACACCGCGGGAGGAACTATTAATGATATTAAGAATTTATATGATATGACGCATCGTCGCGCAAATGATAATTCATTAGCAGATAATGATAGAAAAGCCGCGATTAAAGACTGTTATGGAGTTACATTAAATACTCCTGTGCCACCTAGACCCACAATTCAATCAGATGATCTGAAGGCTCTAAGGACAGAATATATGGCAATTCTTACAGATCTTGATTACTTATATGGGCTTGGTCTGGGCCCCAGTTCTGGAAATGTAACATTTAATCAGCGTTATGCACGAAAGGCTGAACTTGATAAGCAGGTTCTTAAACCTATTAAGGCCAGATATGTGAGAATTCGCCCATCAATGAAGCCTGGACCAGATGATAGATGCATACAAATTTCTCAACTCCAGGTATTTAATTCATCCGGTCAAGAAGTAGCACGTGGAAGACCAACATCATCATCATCTGTTTTAGGTGGAGGTCCAGCACAGCCATCAAAAGCAGTAGATGGAAATGCGACGGCGCGCCCATATCCTCAGATGTTTCACGATGCATGTAATACTGCAGGACTCAATCAATTCTGGATGGTGGATCTTGGTTCTGAACAGGATTTATCGTATATTATATACTATAACCGAATTAACTGGGATTGTTGCTCACACCGCGCAGACGGAATGCCTGTTGAGTTATTAGATGCTAGTATGAATATTGTTGGAGTAACAAAGATTAATGGACGGGCCAATAGTATTCGTGTTGATTTCACTATTTTTGACAAGCAGGGTCTGCCTTGGAATAATCTTGCTTAAGCAAAATAGTTTTGATATTTTAGCCAACCTCAGTAGAGTTTGGCTAAAATGTTCGCAGCATTGGCCAATGACCGAACTGCATATTATGAAAATCAATTACCAAATTTGTTACTATCTCCCGACCCACCTACAAATATTAATTCAGCATCACAATATCAAAACACAGTATCTACATACAACCCTTATAGCAAACAATCTGAGGCAAACGATCCTAATTGGGCATCGTATGTACGAGGGTTGGATATTGATCAGGCTACAAAGGATGCTGCTGCGGTATGTCGTTCTGCAAAATCACCAGAAGAGCTTGCTGGAACAGTTGATTACTATGCGAAAGTACGTTGTGGTTGGGTCTATAAGAAAGGTCCAACAGGTTCTCCCAATCCCGAGGTTTCTCAAGGTGTGCTTGGTACAATTGATGGTCCTCTACCTTTCTTAGATTATGATAAAGGAGGGCAATGGTTCTGGGATCTTACGGACGCACAGAAACGAATTGATAAGGCCCGTTGTGAATGTTTAACAAACTGTCGCGATGTTGGTGGGGCCGACTTTTATGGTAAGTGTGGATTCTGTAAATCCCAAGGACGAGCAGTACCTGTTAGATCTGATGGATCACTAAAGTATCCTCAGGATAGTGTTCTAAGTTGTTCTCCATCAGAACTTGTCAGAGAGGCTGGTTCATGTCCTCCTCCACCTGCTCCAGGATCACCTGCAGCCCTTGCTGCCGCACAAGATGTGTGTGCTATGGATGCAAATGGACAAGTATCCCGCAATTGTTTGTTGAATCGTTTGATGTCAGCAGGGTGCAGTGACAAGGGGTCCCTTTCTGTTGCTCTACAAACAGGGGCTACACCAGATAATTATTCAAAGGGGCTTGAAGCAGCACCGGCTTTTCAAAAGTATCAGTTATTTGCAACAACCCCTCTAAATACTGATATTCTTCGTCAAGGAAAGGGTTCTGCCCAATTAGCATTAGCAGAATTCCAGAGATTATCGCAAGATGCGAAAACAAAGGATGAAACTACTGCTATTGGTGCTTCTGCACGTGATTTATGTAGTAAGCAAGGATTTTTTGAAAAATACGATTTCTGTACAGAACTATCTGATTCTACTCGTTCTCCCTTTGCGCTTGAATGTCTGCAGAAAGAGTTCCGTCGCCAAGGAGGCCAGCCAGCAGGCACATTATATCCTGTTGATACAACACAAGGTAATCCCTTACAGGCAGAGTTAAATGCAATAAATGAAGATATGAAGTATCTCACTGGACTTGGACTAAATCCTTCTTCTGGTAATGAAACCTTCAATAATAGATATGCACGACAGAAGGAACTTAATGAGCAATTAAATGCTGGCAATACATTCAATTACTGGAATGTAACATATAACACATGGGGAGAGGTTCGCTCGGCAATTGGCCAACTTGTGTTGAGAACAAAATCTACTGATAAAACTGTCCAAGCAGTTGCTCTGAAACAATTACTTGGAATTTCTCGTGAAAAGGATGCTCTGAATCAAATTGACCCACAAAATGGATTCGAAATATTCTTTTTCCCCTATCCTGGTTACGGAAATGATGACAAGCTGACATTCTTAGGACGCAGAGTTCTTAATAGTGAAGATTTTCCACAAAATCCTAACTGGACAACTGGTAATAAATTTAATACTGGATTCAAACAAATGCATTTTGCAATTGTAACGAATCTGCGCCCCAATCAGGCTGAGAATAATGTGGCATTCCAAGTAACTACAAGTGATGGAACAGCGCTGGCAGTGAATGCTGATATTGATCCGATACGTACAAATGTAACTGAACCAAACTACTTTAGTCGTTTCTTCAATCAAGCTTCTACTCAATATGCGAATGTATGCACTCAACTAGCAACAAATGGTCCTAACTATGTAACTATAAGATATTATGATGGTGGTGGCTCAGCATCATTCAATCTCCAATTCCGCAACTGTTCAAGTGGAGAAGTGAAGACAATCCCTTCTTATATGTTTTCTCTAACCCAGGAACCCGCTGCACCACTCGCATCTTTTGAAGTAATAAATAGAGATAATTCTATTTTCTTCGAAGAACTTCGCCTAGGTCGCGGACTGTTCAAGGGTACTACAGGTGGAAATGGTCGTGTAGGAATCGCTGAGAATACTACTATTGCAGGTAACTTAATCCCTTATAGGATAAGTGGAGGAGCATCATGGCAAGTTAAAACACGCATTGCATATCAGAGCCTTCGCACAATCTCATTCATTTGGCAAAAGGATGGTAGTTCTACAACTAATTCTACTATTTTCTATTGGTTGGGAGCGGGTAATGGACTAAAGGTAGGCATAACTGGATCGCAATTAACAGCAATCTGGAAGATGGGAGATGCTACAATACAAGGATCTGCCGCTGCACCACTTACTGGAAATGGCCCATACTATACTCGTATTACATTTGAAGCAACAGATACATTACTTCCTAGCAAGATTCGTATAGCTACAATTCCTGTAAGCGTAAATGATACTACGCAACTTGAAAGAGATGCAAACCAAACAATATTAACCCCTTCTAATGGAATATTGTTTGACAGATATATAAGGGACAATAATATGGCAGGTTTCATGGGCTTTGGTGCCGCTCCAGGAGAAACTACCCAGTCGAATCCTGTTGGTCTCCTAATTGGATTTTTACACTTATTTGATTATGTATTAGATGGCATGAAATCACAATTAGATATTGCAGGACAGTGGAAGCGTAAATTTATATATTAGACGCATAAAGGGGTAGCAAGAGTTGTTAATAATGGGCGTTATTGAAGATAATCTTGATGCCATATATTGTATAGTTCATCCAACCTATGAGGCTGATAGGGTTCATAGATTAGTTGAACATCTTTTACAAAGAGTCCCATCTTATCCACGCGATCGTATTAAAATTTGTGCTCCAACATGGGGTTCCACAATACCCTTACATGATTGTTTTACTGTTTATGATCCGTGGCAAATACGTAATGGATGGCCATCATTTACATGGAAAAACAGGTGTCTTATAAAAGGTGAGATTAGTCTTGTATTAAATTTCTATTCTGCTATGAAAGATGCGGTTGCAAATAATTTTAAAACAGTATTAATACTTGAATCAGATGTAATACTTCGCCCTGACTTTAATATGCGACTGGAGAAAGTATTTGAAGAGGCGAATAAACAGGAGTGGGATTATATTTCTCTAAGTGATGGTATTGGTTCGCATGCAGAGGGATATACTGGCCCTTATATGGATCAGACTGTATGCAAACCCCCTCATGAGTTTGTATTTCGATGCACAGACTCTATGATATTTAGAACTGAGATTTTCTCAAAGATTATTGGGACGATTCTTCCTTTTAGGGATTGTTTGGATTGGGAAATGAATTTTCAGTTTCTAGTTCATAAGGGGAAGGCATTATGGGCAGAACCACATCTTGTTGAACAAGGTACAACAAAACATAGGGCTATTAGTTATCTGCCGGCCTAGGTAGTAGTGGCTTTGAAGAATGACTGTGCATCTAGTCTTGGATCAAACATGAATTCATCAGCAGCTCCTAAAATTCTGAAACATTTGATTGTTTCCGAGGCTGTATTATTTTCTGTGTAATTTAATACACAATCTATTGAGGATGCTTTCATTACAGATAGCAAATCTTCTGTAATTTTTTTCTTGTAATTACTAATTGTAAGAATAAATTCATCTGATGTTTGGCCACGATCTTTGTTGAAAAATGTTTCATCTACCAGTCTTTGGTCAATCATCTGTTGGCTAACAACAGAATAATATGTATATACATCTACTGTGCGTTCTTCTAATGGAAGTTCTGAATGAGAGCAGATACGTACTGCACGACCCTTTACTTGGTCAGTTCTAACGGGATTCCAGAAAGGCTCCATAATATGGACAGATCTACAGTTCTTTAGAGAAAGACCCTCTGCACCAGCCCCAGTAATACAGAATACATTGCATATATCTCCATACTTATTTGTTGGGCCAGTGAATCCAGATTCGCGAAGTACTGCTGCGATTCTTGATGGGAGACGATCAAAGCGGGCATTGAAAAGATTCACATATAAATTTCTGCGTTCTCGCGAGACTTCTCCGCTGTATAATATATAGCGCTTTTTCGCGGGAGCACCGCCAGTTTGTGCTTTTGTGGTTGTAGGTGGGCTTGTGTCCTCCTCTTCAGCCTCCTCTGCATCATCCTCCTCTGCATCATCCTCCTCTGCATCCTCATCTTCATCCTCATCCTCATCCTCTTCCTCCTCTTCCTCTTCCTCCTCATCTTCATCCTCATCCTCCTCTTCCTCTTCCTCCTCATCTTCATCTTCATCCTCTTCTTCCTCCTCATCCTCATCCTCCTCTTTCATAGCTCCCGCAAAATGTGCGCGGAAACTCGCCTCAGTTCTAGGACTAAAGTATGGGTCTGCATCTGACCCAAGAATTTCAATAGGAATATATCCATTCGCCTCAAGAGCTATTCCAAATAAGCCAATCCCTTCAAAAGCCTTAAATTGACTATATACTAAAGCACTTCCTTTCGAGTCATTAATTCTCCTTATAATTTCAGCATACTTAGGACTATACATTGCAAGATGTGGCTTAGTAGGGTCAGATGAATCTATTTTCAGATATTTATCTGCATTTGCACGTATAGTATCAAGCGCAATAGTAATACGCTCTTTGTATGATAATCTCTTAGTGTCTTTTTGAACAACAGCCTCTTTGGGTGGAGCCTCATCATCCTCTTCATCTAGTTCAGCATCCTCCTTTTCTGCTGCAATAGACGCAGCTTCATCCTCCATATTATCTACCTCTTGATCTCCAAGTATATCTCCTTCCTTGCCAAGTTCAGCCGCTTGATCAGCCTTATCATCTGAAAATGGACGTTCTATGCCATCAGGAAATACAAAATTGCATGCAGCACGACTGCGGAATCGATAAGAAGAAGGATTTTTTGATTTTCCAATAATTAATACTTCTGCCCATACAGCCATTGTCTTTTCTTGTCCTTCGCCCTTCTTTTTTAATTCTTTTTCACTCTTCTGTTCATGTTTGCGAGCCTTCAAATATCCTAATAGTGAATGTTCTGTAAATGGCACAGGAATAATTTCATCTCGAGTTACCTTAGGCATAAATTCCTCCTTTGATCCCCTATAGTATGATATAAGGCCAGTCAGCCGAGACTTAAGAGTAATTTCATTTGCAATTTTCGGTAATCCTGAAGTTAGATCAATAAATTTTTCTCGGAATCCATCTGAGTCTGGTGGAAGAAGGGGAATTGCTTGGAATACTGGAGATGCAATATTAATTCCGTATCCTCTTAATTGAACAGTTAAATCTTCGAAAATTTCCTGAATAGAATCTTGGCGAGGTATATCATCTTCATCATCAATACGCTCAAAGCCTTTCAGAGTCCCTGTTGCATCAAATGTTTTTTTATATCCTTCAGGTACTGCAGATATAAATATCTTTTGTGTTGTATCCTGACTTGATATATTAAAAAAATCAATACGTGGATGTTTTGCACAAACCTCCTTAAAAATAGTAATAATTTTCTTTGAATCTAACTTATTGCTCGATGCAGGAAGAGATGCTTCTGCACAATTAGTATATCCATGTAATACATTTGCTAGAATACCCAACTCCTCTGGGAAATTTACAAGAGGTGTTCCAGAAAGAGCAATAATCTTACTATTTTTCGCTCCACATAAGAGACGATAAAAGAGAAAGGCACGCTTATAGTTTTTATCTACATCCATACATAATTTAGGCTTCCATCGTTCAGTAGTAACTGGTTCCGCAGCAATCCGTCTTTGGGCGCGTGTTTCCTTCAAATAGGGTTCAATTGCACCTTGCATTAAACGTGTCATGTTATGGACTTCATCAATAACAATAATCGCATCATCGAAAAAATCTGGCTTATAGCAGGCAATCTCCTTTAGTGCTCGCGCAGTAATACCATTATAAGAAATAAAGGTAATCCTGTGGCGAAGAGTAGCAAAAATCTGTTCGCGAACTGCTGATTTCTCATTATCTTGAAGAGTATCGAAATTTGGTGGCTGACTAAAATCGGGTACATAGAATGCTTGCTCAACTTTTGCACGCTTCTGTTTCTCGAAAAAAGAATCAGGTATTCCAAGAACATTCTTTGCAAAAAGTGCAGCAGTAGGATCCGTTTCTAATTCTACACGCACCCAGTGATTCTGAAGACGGAAATGTTTGAAGCCACAGAAAGAAATCTCTGTTAAAAAATTATTCTGAAGACTCACAGGAGTCATTAAGATAATCTTCTTCTGAGAATTTCCATATAAGGCCTCCATTGCAGCAATAGCAGAGCATGTTTTTCCTGAACCGAGACCATGATATACGAGCATACCTCTATAGGGTGATTCTTGACGGATATATTCTCGTACAAACTGTTGATATAAATACATTTTTGCAGTATCTTCACCAGCTGCACCGAGTTTGGAACAAGCCTCGAAATCTGGTTTTGCAAGTTTCGGAGGAAGTGCAAAATCCTTTCTGTATGTTTTTATAATGAAATCGATAAATCCTCTTCTATTTGGTGGAGCGTAAGCTTCTGGCGGGTCCTTATAGGGGTCATTATTTTCAATTTCGCTAATTGCAGTTCGTACTTGTTTAAGCGCAGCAGAATACTTGGGACGCCTTATTCTCATTGTTTTTGTGAGCTTTTGCTGTGGCTGTTGTACCTCATCTGCTGCTGCTTCTGCGGGTGCGGGTGCCACCTCTTCTGCCACTGCAACCTCCTCCTCCGTCTTTTTAATTGGTTCTTCAGCAATAGATAAAATCTTAGAAGGCAATTGGATTGCAGGCTTTTTTACCTTTTGTGTAGATGCAGCGGGTCTAACTTGTAATGGCAAAACTGGAGCTACAGAGCGTGATTTAAACATCACCTGTGGGCTTGTAATTGAACCATTTACTGGAGGAGGTGGTGCTATAGCACCGGGAGCAACTCTTTCAACAGAAAGGCCTGTAAGAATGCGTCTTCGACCTTTTGGTGGAGCACCTTTAGCAGCATCCATCTAATTGTCATTATCATTATGATTTTGAAACAAATTCTGACGCGAGAGGATCCAAATTTGGAAGTATAACAGATGGCACACCTGCAGTTAGGGATGGCGATACCATTTTCTGTAAATACTCAAGTGCCAAACGACTTGCCTCCTGTTCTGCAAGTTTCTTATTCTTGGCAGACGACTTTGCAACAACATTTCCATGAATATCCAGCACACCCATTGTAAAGACACGGTCATGAGGCGGTCCCTCCACATGAACTTCCTTATAGCGTGGTGTTTGATGATACTGCGCCTGGAACCAACGTAGCAACTGGTCCTTATAATTTGTATTCTCTTGAATTAGTTCTACAATATCTACGTGTTCTTCTAAAACATTTACAAGCCACTCTTGGGCGGCCTTGAAACCACTCCCTGGAACAGCGTTATTTTCTGTGACATATAGCGCTCCGATCCATGCCTCAAGCATTGACCCAAGAATTCGCAGATTGTTTCTACCATCACAGAACTCTTCTACATGGCGACTAATTACTAGCCATTGACTGAATCCGAGTTTCAGGGCAATAACACCAAGCATCTTATTATTAACAATCTGTGTTCTTAGTCGCGTGAGAAATCCTTCTCCTTGTCCCGGATAGCGCTGATATAGATAAATTGCTACAATACAACCAAGAACAGAATCCCCCATAAATTCCATTTCCTCATTGTCTGCCTCTTGTAGTGGCAGACAATTAGAAGGGCGTTCGGCCATCACCATTGGTTCTCCATTTTGTGACTGCTCTGCCCAGAGTTCTGGACGATTTACATAGGATTTGTGAATACACGCCTGACGATAGAGATCTGGGGAAAGCATCTTGTTTCCATAGCGCTTCAGAATATCTGATACAACTTTGGTAGGGATAATCTTATTATTTGCATTCCAAGGGTTGAATGTTCTAGACTGTGCTTCCATTTCTATAATATAGTCGTCAAAACGATTTAGGTTGTCAAGACGTATAATTGCACATTCAAATTTTATAGGCTGATTATAGTATGGCTGATAGTGGAGCGAAGCAGCTTAAAAACTTATATAAAAGGCCTGAAGGAAAGCAAGTAATTGAATTATTAGCACTACATAAATCAATATCCACAATAGAAACTTATGATGATTTCAAGGGTAAATTCAATACAATAAAAACTGAAGCTGACAATATTGAGCGTGATATAAATAATTATACAAAGGGCTCTCAAGAAGATGTGCGTGGCGAAGATTATCTTAAGCAATGTGACATTTTACTTAAAATAATTGCTCTGTATAAGCAAACCGCCGCGTCAAAAGCAGGCCAAATTAGAAAGAAGAATGCAAATAATATCGATAGAATGAATGCGCTTCTTGAAGAAATGGAAAGCCTAACATCTACAATTACTACATCTAAGGGAAAATTGCTTAAAAAGGAGATCACGCAGTGGAATTTAAGAGGAAAACTCAGAGATACTCTTTCTTCTGAAATCAAGACTGAAGTAGATACACTTTTAACTTTACCGCCAATAACTGATACGCAAAAACAAGAGGCTGAAACAGAGAAGACAGAAGATGCTAGAAAAGCTGTGGAATATTCTGCTGCTACTGTTGCAAGACAAGATGCAGAAATTGCTAAAATGGATAAGGAAACCGCAAATATTAGACAAGCACTAAATATTAAGTATTCGCCAAATACTGATGCATTAAAGCAAACATATACTGATATTAAAAATATTAATCAAAACACAGATGTTATAATATTTCTCAGTATTTTACAAACAACATATTTGTTTATTGATAAACGTATTGAAGAATTGCTAACCTCAACAGAATTTATGGATTACAGTATAGGCAATATTAAAACTAATAAGAAATACTCTGCAACAGAAACTATTAAACAATTTATTATAGTATTGAAAATTTTCGAAGAGTATAAGAAGAAAGCTGCAACATATGCAGAACAAATTAAGGCAAATAAAACTATCTATACAAGAGTAGATGAAAATTTAGAAAAGATAAAAAAATATACATCTAATATAGAAAGTTATATTCCAGACTATTTAAAAAAAATTATTTCTAAAGGAAATCTATTAGGGACAAAGAAAGCTGCACTTAGAATAACCATAGAGAATGAAGTGAATAAATTACTTGGAATTGTAAGTGTAAATAATGTAGCAAAAGCATATTTGCAGCCTGGAATAGATAAACAAGCCAGAGAAGAAGCAGAGGCTAAAGCAGAGGAAGAAGAAGGTGAAACACAAGAAGTAGAGGCTAAAGCAGAGGAAGCAGAGGCTGAAGCACAAGAAGAAGCGGAGGCTGAAGCACAAGAAGAAGTAACAAAACCTCTACCTAGAGAAACAATAGAAGGTATAAAACATCTTGATACAAATGCAACATTATTAAATATAGCAGGAGAAATAATAAACTTAGAAGGGCGTGCAAATAATTCTGGGCGTCTAAATGCAGAACAATTTGGAAAAATGTACACTACTAGCCCAGAAGAGCGTGATCTAATGAGAAAAGTATTTGGAATTCCTACATTAAGGCATACACCCAAAATATTAACAAAGACTGGATGTTCATTAACCGAGGATGAAGCCAAGATAATTGAAAAAATTTTAACAGCTCGTATGAATTCTCTAAAGCGTGGTACAGAATTTACAAGCCAATTAACACTAGATTCGACAAATCAGAAGATATTAAATATTAAAATACTTTTGGCTCGTATTAGTGATATGAAAAATAATAATAATATTGTTGAATGCATACCTGTAACTGCCCCTGTACCTTCTGCACCTCCTACTACTGAGCATCATGATCCCAATGCTGAAAAACTACTTATACTTACCCTTACACTAGTGATTGGCATTGCATCTGAAAAAATCCGAGCAAAAAATATCAAACAGCGCTTATCAACAGTAACAATATCCGATATAATTCAAAAAATTTCTAATAAAACAACAACTACTAAGAATGCTGAGAACTTTCTTCATAAAATGACAGGTATTCCACAGGATATTACAGAAAATATTGCAGACCCAGAAATTAAGGAAATTTATACAAAACTTACAAATGAGATTGATACTTTTCAAACTTATTATAATGATTTACTTCAGGCAAAAGCAACCGCAGAAGGAGCCCTTAAAGGTAATGAAGAAGCAATTGAGGAACTTCGTAAGACCCTGGAGGCCTGTAAGGCAAAAGCTGGACAAGCAACAGAAACAGTTATTAATAGTGCAACAAATAATCCTGAAGCAACCAGTACATTAGAAACTGCTAAAAGTGAAGGAAGTATTCTCGAAGGATCTGTAGCATCTCTAGAAACAGCACGTGTACAGGAGAACGAAAAGTTAGAAGATATTCGCGAAAAACTTGCAACCGCTGATGAAGATAAAGAAGTACTCAAAAAACGCTTTGAAGAACTTAAAACGCAAATTATCTCCCTACACAAAACCCAAATAGATGATCTTAAACAATCTATAAGGACAAAAGAGGAATACATTACTAAGAAAAAAGAACTTGTACAAACTCTTCGAGATTCTGGAAAATCTCAAGTAATTGCAAAGGAAGATTTAGCACTTTATGAAAAAGAACTCGCCACCCTTCAAGCAAAACTCAAGAAGGAAGAAGCAAAGATAGAGCTCGCAAGACAGCAAAAAGTCGAATTTAACGTTAATGAATCCAATGTAGCAGAAATAACCATAAATTCCGCTCTAAGAACACGTATTCTCGGAATAACGGAGGCTCTTGAAAAGATTATTAAGAAAACTGGAAATGCAGATGCGAAGGCTAAAGTTCAACAGCTAACAGATGCGCTAGAATCTGCCCCAGTACCAGATAATAATCCAACAGCAATTGATGAATTTAAAGGCTCATTGAAGAATCTTCTTCTTCAACATGCGTTATTGGATAAGGATCCTGAAAACCTAAATGCATTAGATCCTGAACAGATTATTGAACCAATGGAAGAGAAGTTATGTATTCTCTATTTCTTCATAACTACATTCTGGAAACAGTTAAATGTAGGCGGGACAACAGAAGAATCTGAAATAGGATTATTCATTAAAAAGATGGATAAAACGTTTTTACCAGACACAAAAGATGAAGAACTTTGGGCAACAATTACTCAACTCGGAAAAGTAATACATTTTCTTTCAAAGGGTAAAGTCGGCAATGTTCTTCCAGAAAATAAGATAATTACCCAACTGAACATTGCAGATACAAGTCAAAAAAGTGCAAATGCTACAAAGTATAAGCAAACTTTAACACAAATTATAACATCCAATAAATACAAAATTATCCCTAAAAGTGATAAGTTTATAGAAACAAATGGAGAAAACGGCTGGATAATAAAAGAGAATCCTGTTGAACATTCAGTATTAGAACTTCCTTACTTATTTTTACTTGAAATGAAACTCTTATCTCGTTATATAGACTATATTATAAAAAATGCTCCTCAACAGTTAGAATGTCGAGGGCTTGGACTTCCGATAGAGCTGTATTAAAAGCGAAATATAGTTTCTATTCAACTCTTGTATTTTTCCTTATAGCAAATCCAGAAACATATAAAATTATGCAACGCATATTTGGTGGATTTTTCAATATAGCAAATGATGGCGGTTGCCCTAGTGCACAAGGCTTCTTCCTTCATACGGCAGTATTCTTCTTTGCTATGTGGGGTCTAATGATGTTCCCCCATGAGTAAGTCTTGTAGTTGTTTCTCGTGTTTCTTTGAATAAGTAATGCCCTCATATAATTTTTTATATAATGCCATTTCTGATAGATTTATAGCATCATTTATATTATATCCTTTTTTTATAGCAAGATCATATACAAACTCCAAATACACCTGGTTATCTTCTGTTGGCATTCTCTAGGATAATTATCAAGACATTTCTCTAAACTCTATGCTAGAAATGAAGAAGCTCCAGATCTTTGCAGGGCTAATCGTACTTTCACTAGTAATATTGTATTTCTATGGTAATCGCATTCGCTCGAGTTATGAGCCTTTCGCATCTGGTAATGCAAAATTCACAATGTATTACGTCGATTGGTGTGGCCACTGCAAACAAGCAAAGCCCGACTTTACAGAATTTATGAAAAAATCCCCACTTACTATTAATGGCAAGTCTGTTGATATTGCAATGGTAAATCCTGAGAAAACACCTCAAGCCGCAGCTGGAAAGCCTGTGAAGGGTTACCCTACAATTCTCCTTGAGAAGTCCTCTGGAGAGATTGTGGAATACCCTGGTGAAAGAAATTCCACCGCATACCAAGCCTTCTTAGCGGAGAATATCTAAGCCACTGATCTGCGACGGTGTGTTGGTTTATGAATAGTGTCTAAGAACTTTAATGCGGCTGTTCTTCCAGATTCAATAAGAAATTTCTTATCACTTTTTGTTATATCAAAATTCCACGAAGAATAATTTGAACGGGGAATAATAATCGTATTCTTCTCATATCGCTTCAAAATAGCTTTGTTCCTATTAATCCAGTAGCATGACATTATTTGATAGAAAAATATAGACATATTTTTAATATCAATATAATCGCTCCTGTCTTCATCAAAAACTAGCCCAATTGCTTGTGATGCTTCAAACGGCGTTAAATGTATTATTGGGTAATTCCCAATAATTGCACCATCAGTTAAAAGATTACCTGTAAGGGGATCCCTTATAGGTGTGAAGTAGAAAGGTAGCGAAATTGTTGCTCGCAGAGCATCAATAATCTTCACAGTTGGTGTAAGTTTTGCACTAAATTCTCTTGGATTCAAAGTGTTCAAATCAGATGCAAATATTCTAAGTCGTTTATTTGCAGATAGATCTGCAAATGTTATATCTGACGAGAGATTCTTTGCTTTGATTAGTTTTATAAAGAATTTAACAACTCCTTCACCACTATCAATGCCAAATTGTGTATCAGATGTAAATAATGTTATCATATTTGCTGGATCCAAATCAGGTAATTCATTAAAATCTACATCTGCTATACAATCATTCAATTCCTGAAGAGAATAACCAATACAAAAGAGGAAACACACAGCTGCCCCCGCAGAAACGCCTAGAAATTCATTAATGTTTTCAAGTAGCCCTCGTTCTTTTAACACCTGTAAGGCACCTAAATAACTTATTGTACGTACCCCACCACCACTTAAACACAGTCGAGTTGGTTTAATGATATTCCACATTATTAATACTATATTTAGAAATTTACTTAGGCGCCTTTGGTTGAGAATGAAGTTTATTTGTATAAGTAAGGTGCCTGATGAACTCACGGCAAGAAGTACCAGTATTAAAACCATCCGCACTTTTCACAGAACGTGCATCTCGCGATAATGCGCGACTGAAGGCGTATAATCAACTCCTTGAGCAAATCTATAACAGAATTAAAACTGCAGCAAGGGTGCCTGGAAATACGTGGATAGTGTATACTGTCCCTCCATTTGTATTTGGCCTACCTAAGATTGACTTGGAGGATTGTGTTGTATATCTCGTATTTCAACTCCGCCAAGTTGGGTATGAAGTTCGCTATACTTATCCAAATCTACTATTCATTTCATGGAAACATCATGAACGAAACTATATATTACAAGATTCCCCTATAATGAAGGCAATGTTACCTCCTGTAGTAGATTCACCGGTTGCAAAATCTGTGGCAAATGCTCGCACTGGTCCAGGTGGAAAGAAGATAGGCAATGTACGATTTACTGCTCCAGTTGCCACTGGGCAACTTGCAATTATGGGAGTAGGTGCGCAAGGACCCGCTCCAACACGAGCAGCAGGAGAATATGCGCCACCAAATTCATTTGTAAATGCGATTAGCGGAGGTCTCGGCGAAAACCCTGATAGGCAGAAAACAAATGTATTAAACGATCTATTTCAATACTAAATAGAAACAATGGAAAGCCTTTTCTCCCACAATCATTATTATATTCCAGAATTTTATAATAAAGTTCTGAAAAATAAGAAAATCGACACACTCTTTTCAGAACACTATTGGAGCGTTAGTGAAAAGATTGAATATTTAAATTATATTAAAAAGGGGTTCCCTTGTACACCGATTGTACTTGCAGATAATGGAGGTGGCACACTAACAACAATTGATGGATATAATAGATATTCTGTGTTTAATGATTTCATGCATGGAGGGTTTGATTCCGAATTTACGCACGAAGAAAGGGACCTAATTGAGAAAATGTCAATTGATGTATATGTATCAGCGTCTCCCTTAAAGAAGGATGTGATGGAAGAGGTCCGCCATATGTTTCATGGACACTCTAAGGGACAGCCCAAGCCTTCGCCCAAAGAGGAAGGTACGCGGATTATTTCTACAGAAAAGAAGATTACTATCCATCAGAAGATAAAGATTCCTAAGAAGCAGATTCATGAAGCATTGAAAACATCTGTGTGGAATAAGTATGTTGGTGCAAATAAGGGAACTGCTCCTTGCTATGCTTGTAAGCAGACACAAATTTCTCAGCGTGAGTTTGATACTGGACATGTTATTGCTGAAATAAATGGCGGAGAAACAAATCTTACAAATTTGCGCCCAATTTGTCGCAAGTGTAATCTATCTATGGGAGCCCAGAACATGGACGCCTTTATTTCCAAGTATTTTTCCTAATTAGTAGGCAGCGGCTGCTGTTGCTGTTGCTGGAAATTCAGATGATCACGCAGACGTTTTCCAACAACTGGCCCGATTTTTCGTCCATTTGCCGTCTTTAGTTCAGCAATAGTCTTCTCGTCCGCATCGACAATGGCCCTGAAACTCTTAAAATGATTCCAGATAATTTGCGCCTTGTCTGAACTAATTCCTGTACATTGCTGAAGACATGCAATAACAAAATTCTCTGAATCATCTTTGTTAGCCTTTTTATGAAAAGACGTCACATCGGTATAAGAGAGAGTTGTAGCCTTGAAACATTCTTTATCTTCCTTCAATTGATAAGCAATTGTCTCTACTAATTCCGCGGTTTCCCTTGTAGAAGTTGTTTGCATAAGACCAATGCCATAACGGAGACACAGGCGTGTTAATACTTGCCAAAGTACTCTCTTCTTGGACGAATTTTGGAGACTACCCTCAATAATATACAGGGGCCTCGCTTTCTTCTCGGAGCAGAAAGCAAGAAGACGTGTCCTCTGTTCTCTATACCGACCATATGTAAGGGAGGACTCTAGATCTGCTACTGTCTTACGCTCAGCTACAACACCATACTCCTCTTTATCTGGCGATCCAATCCAAATATCCCCTACAGGGATTTGTATAACATTATGGGCCGGCATAAGCGCAATAAGTTCGCGTTCTCTTACATCAATGATTATAGTTGCCATTAGTTATTATATATTGAATGAATTTTAAATCGGTTAGGATGGTCAGCTAGATGATTTCCTAAGAATGGACTATTATCAAGATCACTATCATTAATAGTTAATCTTGTAAGAGGCCCATCTTGTTTTCCAGAACTCTTAATGAAAAAGCGCTGACCTTCTGGATCACCGGATAAAGTAAGAAATATATTTGCTTTTACTAAATTATAATAATATAATTGTGTTAAAATATGATCATATACTATTCCTTTGATGGATGGATCAACCTGAATAATAAAATCGTATATTTCAAGTGGGCCCTTCATACTCTTCCATGGCCCGCTATCTTCTTTTCCTAAATGATAAAACTTAAATACTTCCGTGCCATATTGAGGATATATTGTGGATGTATCTTGAGGAGGATTACTTGCAATCACTAAAATGCGTGGGAAATACTCTATAGGGCGTATTTGGCCAAATATAATATCCCAGAATACTTCCATGAAGAATCCTGCAATATACTTATCAGGATTGCGTGTCATCATCCAATTATAGATGTTTTCATACATTTTTCGCGGCCGTGCAGTAATAAGGCTCTTATGTACTTGAAATTGTGCGTAAAGTTTAGAACCAAGTGTAAATTCCCCATATTGTCTAAGAGGTCCTGCATACTCCTCCAGAAATTCCTTATAGAGTGATATTAGACCAGTTGCTTCATATAAATAGAATTCTGCATTATTTACAATATTAAAATTAAAATATTGAGCTGTGTGGCCAATGCGTGCAGTAATTGCATCTATAATACTTCCTTCTTGGTGATATGATGTTTCATGATCATGAAGAAATATAGTATATTCTGGTAGGCATTCATAGTTATCAAGAATATATTTAAGATAGGCTGATGCTTCATTGCCCACATTTTTAGATACATTATAGGGGCTTGTAGAATCCTCTTTCGTATAAGGTTGCACTATAAATCCCTTTTCTCTGAGTTTATCTGCCCAAGGAATAGGAGTTTTATACATAGATACACAGATTATTGTGTTTTGCGGATTCATTTTCGAGATATAATAGTAAATTTGATATATATTTAGGTAATAATCAGCGCGACTTAGTACCAGTTTTTATCCTCATATGTGGGAGCAAACATACGTTCAAGCCCAGGTGTCCAGCGAGTATAATCTGTGCGAGTTGTTCTAATTGAATTTCTTGGTTCATAGAACGGATCCAGTGCTGCGCTTGTGTCTGTTGCAGCCTGTGGCACACTTATTACATCAAATGCCTTCGGGTCAGAATACATCTGTCCTCCAACAGAAGGACCAGGTTCATCTTCATAGACTATTTTGGGGTTTTTTGACTGGACACCAACAATCTCAAATACGTTATTCCCTTTTTCAACTACTTCAGGAATCTGGTCTCGCCCATTATAAATCTTCTCAATAAGTTCTCGGGCGTCTTCTACATCATATGTTGTCAAGTCACTCGCGTGCTTAGGAATGTAGGTTGCAAGAATCTTACGCTCTTCATCCTCGATTGCATCCATGTCTGGGGGCTGTAATGATGCATCCTCTATTGCCTTATAGGTATCTGTTGGTATTGTTCCTGTCGGCTTTGCTTGATATAAGGCGGATTGCCCAGCTTGGAACTCTGCCGCTGATGGAGGGAGTTTCGACCAATCAAAAGGATATTGCGATGTCAGTGCGTTCTTCATACTCTGTGTCATTTCCCTAGATCCTTCATTCTGAAATACGAGATTGTATTCATAATCATCCAATGAATTAATTGGGTTTGTTAAATAAGGACGCTCAACATTTCCAGTATCAAGAACTAATGAAGGGAGATTTGAAGTATTAAACAGGGCCTTTTTCTGCTCATCGGTAATCGGATTTACAGGACCAACTTGCGTTTTACTCGATGCAAGCTGTTCTTGTGCTCCACCTGGAGTAAAAAATCCTTCATATTTGGGGTTAAATGCCCAATATAAGAATACGGCCGAGAAGATTATAGCAATCCCTAATAAAAATTTTTGTGTAGCAACTTTCATATCGCCGATATGAACTCTATTCTTTGGTCCCTTTAAAAATTACGGGGTATTAATAGATGCCACGGTCACGAAGCCGCAGCAGGAAGCAAACTCATAGTGCGGGACGAGTTTCTGCGCCCGTAGTTGTAGATAGTGAGGATAAAATTAAGAATTTTGAGAGCCTTATAGGGCCGGTCATAGTATTAGTATTTGCTGACTGGTGCGGACATTGCCAGAAATATAAGCCTTTTTGGAAACAGTTGGAAAATGACCCAAATCGTTCAGTACATATTGCGTCGGTTCGCGATGATATGGTAAATAAAACGAGTTTAGTTAAAAGAGCAAATCCTGTTACAAGTTATCCAACAGTATTATTTATTAATGAAGAAGGGAAGGCTGTTAATTTTAGAGATAAAACAGGAAATATATCACAAGAAGTTCCTGACCGCGGAAATATGGAAACTATGCGGGCATTAATCCGCTCTGCAGGAACTCCTGCAGGGAAATCAATCTTAGAAGAGAACTCTGCTCCTGAGTTAAAGATACCTACAGAGCCTATTAGTTTGAATGAAAAGAAACCATCGGTTCTTTCACCTTATAATAGTTCTATGAAAATATCAAATAGGACAAATACTATTGTTACTCCAAACAGCATGGAAGAAATGGAGGAGGAGGAATCGCCTCAAGAAAATATCAATACCAACCGCAGATTTAATGGGCCATCTGTATCACCTCCAAATATTGCAGCAGATGTTGTGTCTCCATCTCCAACCAATCAAAAAGGCGGAAAATCCCTATTAGATTCTCTTAAGATGATTGCATATTCTAAAAATCCTGTAGTTAGTTTTGTAAAATCTTTGACTAAGCGGAAGGGACGGAAGGGACGGAAGACTCGCAGACGCAGACGCAGTCTCAGTCGCAACCGTAAAAATTGATTAATAATTTACAGGTCATAATAAGCACAACAATATGGAGCTTAACATTCACATTTTAGACATCATCGCCAGAGACCAGAAGGTCCTTGACGAGGATGACACGCAGAAACAGGTAGAATTGTTAGAGCCAGACACATCACACGATGAGACTGTAAGGGCAAAATACAGGCCTCCTACAGGAAACTATAAGGAAATTGATACCATGGAAATGATTATTCACATTTTCGGTTCAACAGTAGATGGAAAATCTGTTCGTCTAGATGTAGCTGGTTTTACACCATATTTCTATATTCGTCTTCCAAATAATGAAAATCAACTACTTGCACTCCAGGAGGTCCGCGAATATTTAACACGGAATGTTGGGCCAAAGATGGAAGAAAAGATCAAGTATGAAATTGTTCAACGAGAGGTGCTCTTTGAATATACTGCAAACACACAGTTCCCATTTCTAAAGATGATATTTCCATCTCTCGCATGTTTCCGCAATATTCGCAATCTATTTCTCGACTCTGAGACACAAACCCCTCGTCTTGCAGAGTCAGAAGAATCGCGTAAGCGTCGCGCAAAAGCAGTCCAAAAGCGAACATCCTATGTGCCAGAATATCAGAAACTCGGAGAGCCTTTCACTGAGGCACCTCAAGTATATGAAGCTAATCTAGATCCTATGCTCCGTTTCCTCCATATTCGCAATATTCTCCCTTGTAGTTGGATTACATGTACAACTCTCGAGCTTGAGGACTTGGAAAAACATAAAGATGGGACCCTTATAGGTGAATGTCAGTGGGACGAGGTTGAGCCAATTACACCTCCTAAGGCAACTGCACCCTTTCTAATCGCTTCTTGGGATATTGAGTGCTTTAGTCGCAATGGAGACTTTCCAGTTGCCTCTAAGAAATATGAGCATGTGATCAAGCCTATTTTGGAAGAGTCTAGCGATGCTGCAGATTTTGGGAGACGTTTTGTAGATGCGCTCTTTGGCTCAGGGAAAAATATTCTTCTGACTGGAGACCGCCTCGCTCAAGAGGAGACTAAGAGCAATTACGTGTCCAATTATGTACTATCAATTAAATTCATGGATCTTGTATCAAAATTCCTGCATGAACGTGGAGACTTGAAGGTTGATGAACGCCAGGCAAGGATTAGTGCAATTGGCGCAGAACTGGATCGAGCATTTGGTCCGTTTGCTATGCCAGCAGGCGATCCTGTTATTCAGATTGGCACCGTCTTCCGCAATCTAGGTTCGGACAAATCAGAAAGTCACATCTTTGTTCTCAATAGTTGCGAGGAGATTGAGGGCGCAACAGTTCATGCTTATAAGACTGAGGCAAAGATGATCCGAGCCTGGTGCGCATTTATTGCAGAACGAAATCCTGATATCCTTACAGGATATAATATCTTTGGTTTCGATGAGCACTATCTGTGGGACCGCGCAAAAGAGGTTGGTCTCGTAAAGGGTGAAGGATTTAATACTGCATGTATTCCTGAGATTGATACATTATCGCGACTGAGTGAATCAGGCGGAGCAGTGCGACTTGAGGAGAAGTTCCTCAGTAGTTCAGCGCTCGGCGACAATATTATGCACATTATTGCAATGCAGGGGCGTCTTCAGATCGATTTGTACAACTATGTGAAACGTAATTTTAATCTCCCATCTTACAAACTGGATGAAGTCACAAAGAATTTCCTATCAGGGAAACATAAGGCTGCCACTATAAATAAAGCAACCATGCGTCTCAATGTCGGCAAGAAAGCAGTGGCAGAGGTTGGTCTAGGGCGAAGCGTAGTCCTCTTGGACACTCTCGGTGAAAGCCTTACAGATAAGATGGTAGTGGTTGGCATGGAAGACGACGAACTTATTTTGGATGCTCGTTGTCTCCAACGTGATGATGCGACTCCTCTTGATATTGAGGATGTTGTAAAGTGGGTCGTGGTGAAGGACGATGTGAGCCCACAGGAACTCTTTCGGTTACATCTAGGATCCGCAGCAGATCGAGCTAAAATCGGGAAATATTGTATTCAGGATTGCGAACTTGTGCTGGATCTCTTTAAGAAACTAGATGTGTTCAATAATGCAATGTCAATGGCGAATGTATGTACTGTTCCAGTGAATTACATCTTCTCACGTGGCCAGGGTATTAAGTGCGAGTCTCTCATCTTCAAGTTCTGTAACATGAAAAATCAGACAATTGTGGTATTACCTGCTCCGAAGAATCGCGGGTCCGAAAACCGCTGGGGGAAAAAGAATGAGGATTTCCTTATTGGACCAAAGGATGAAACGGAGGAGGATAATGCCGGCGATGATTCATATGAAGGAGCGATTGTACTAGATCCAAAGCCAGAGTTTCACACAGATTCCCCTGTAGGTGTATGTGATTTCGCTTCACTATATCCCAGTACAATTATTAGTGAAAATATTAGCCACGATTCGCTTGTATGGATTCGTGATTATAATGATACGGGTGAGTTAATTGAGCATGTATTTGGAGGAGATAAATACGATAAACTTGATGGAGTGGCCTATACAGATATTGAGTTTGATCTGCTCCGCACGGATCCAGCGGATACACGCAAGAACCCTGCGAAAATTAAAGTCGGTACGCGAGTGTGCAGGTATTCCCAGGCGCGTATAGGAACTATTCCAGAAATTCTCCAGGGACTGCTTGCCAAACGAAAGGCTACACGCAAAGAGGCCGAGAAAGAATCGGACCCATTTCGCAAAGCGCTCCTTGATGCTGAGCAGAATGCGTATAAGATTACTGCGAACTCTCTTTATGGTCAGTTGGGTTCTGGTACATTCAAGGTACGCCTACAGAGTCTAGCTGCATCAGTTACCTCGTATGGTCGCAAGCAGATTCTGTTTGCAAAAGCCGCAATTGAAAAGTTTTATGGCCCAGACGCAGGCGATCCTCGTTGTTCTGCTGAAATAGTATATGGTGATACAGATTCTCTGTTTGTAGCATTCAAGCCACGTGATCCAGTATCAGGTGTTCCCTTACAGGGTCGTGATGCAGTGGAGGCTACTATTCATTTGACTGAGGAGGCGGGGAAATTTGTATCTCGTGTGCTGAAACCTCCTCATGATTTTGAGTTTGATAAAGTATATTGGCCGTTTCTTATCTTTGCGAAGAAACGGTATATTGGTAATAAATATGAGGAGGATGCTGACCATTTCTCCCAAGCATTCATGGGTGTTGCTTTGAAACGTCGTGATTATGCTCAGATTGTCAAAACCATTTATGGTGGAGCAATTAAGATTCTGCTGAATCAGCGGGAGAATCCTGTTCCAACTGCGGTGGAGTTTGTACGGAAATGCGTGACGACCCTTGTAGATGGTGGTTATGGTCTTGGACAGCTACTAATTTCCAAGGCGCTGAAGGCAGGCTATGCGAATCCATTGGGTATTGCCCACAAGGTCCTTGCAGATAGGATTACTGCACGGGATCCAGGTAATGCGCCTGCAGTAGGAGACCGCATTGCATTCGTATATGTTGCTACTGGGGCTGGGAAAGAGGCGCCTAAACTGCAGGGCGACCGAATTGAGACTCCTGCATATATTAAGAAAAATGCTTTGACCCCAGATTATAAGTTCTATATTGAGCACCAGATTGCAAATCCTATTTGCCAGATGTTTGGATTACTCCTTGACAGATTTCCTAATATGGATGGTGTGGTTGTGCCGACTGATCCAGTTGCACGCGAAGTAATGGCATACAATCTCCTATTTGGGAATGCATTGCAGAAATGTGATATTGGGAAAAAGCGGGAGTTTATGCGCCTACTTGGGACTGTACCCAATTCGGCTTTGAGCGCTTTGTCCGGTGCGTCTGCGTCTGCGTCTGCTTCTGCTTCTGCGTCTGCGTCTGCGTCTGCGAATGCGAATGCGAATGCGAATGCGAATGCGACTGAGACAGAGTCTGCAAAAATAAAAACAAAAACAGTACAAAAACCACGAGTTCAATCAAGTCTAGATACTTATTGGGCTGATTTAGCAATTGTTAAACATGCGCAAGAGCGTAAAAAGAAAGAGCAAGTGATAAATAAGAAGAATGGGGCAGAGTGAATCTAAGCCAACAGAGTTATATACAAACTACGAAAATATGACAACTCACGAGGCACTTAATGAAGCAGAAGAACAAGACGGTTATTTGCTTGCAATTCAACGTTCAAGTATTAATAGTCGTGCGCGTTCAGCGGATGATTACAGACCATTTAGTGACAAATTTTTAAAGGTTATGAATAATGATAATCAATTTCCGCAAGGTGTTATTGTTGAGATGATGCCGTCAGCAGATTCTGGTTTCCCTCATACACGTGGTAAAAATATTATTTGTATTCCTGCGTATTATCCTAAAGAGAAACTACCAAGCCTTTTGATTCATGAACGTATTCATTTAGATCAGAAGGCGCGCAGGCAAGAGTACGACCAATTTTATAAAAATAAGTGGGATTTTAAAGAAAATGTATATTCAATTCCTGATGATATTCTAAAACGTATGCGAATTAATCCTGATACAATGAATTCACCGATTTATATTTGGCGTGATACATGGATCCCTTTTTGCTTATTTCAGCGAGAAGATAGACCTAGTATTCGTGAGTGTTCTTATTGCTGGTATAATCCGAAAGGTGGGGTGTTATTGAAGAGTATGCCCCCAGCATGGAGAGATTTTTTCGGTACTGTGGGACAATCTGAGCATCCAAATGAGTTATCAGCTTGTTATGGAGGCCACCAAGATAACTATAAAAATGTGAAGGCTGCTGAGTTATTTTATGCATTTTTATTTACAAGGAGAAAATAGTGATACGCGGAGATGCCTAGTAGAAATACGCGCAAAAATAGAAAGTTCGTTCATTCTAAAAGGAGCACTCGGCGTTTTGTAGGTGGCAAGAAACCTCTGCCATCTAGAGAAGAGGTCGCCGCACAAAAGGCTGCAAGAGAAGAGGTCGCCGCACAAAAGGCTGCAAGAGAAGCACCCCTTCCTTTATATTGGAAAGAACTAACAAACAATAGTGGTAAGAAATTTTATCTTCATGGGCCTACAGATACAGTCCAATGGGAAAAACCTACAGCTCCTATAGATTTTACAATCCCAGAGGGGTGGGAAATACGTATGAATGAGAATAATGAACCATACTTTATTAATACTATAACAAAGGAAACAACAAGAGACCTTCCAAAAGAACCTGCTAATACTCCTGAGCTACCTGCTAATTCTGCTTCTCCACCTGCTAATCCTCCTGAGCCACCTGCTAATACTCCTGAGCTACCTGCTAATTCTGCTTCTCCACCTGCTAATCCTCCTGAGCCACCTGCTAATACTCCTGCTCCTACTGGGGTTGCTGCAGAAGAAGCTCCTCTTCCTTTATATTGGATGGAAAGGAAAAATAATAATAGTGGTAATAAATTTTATTACCATGGGCCGACAGGTACAGTGCAATGGGACAAACCTACAGAACCTATAGAATTTACAATTCCTAAGGGATGGGAAATACTTATGGATGGCGATAATGAACCATACTTTATTAATACTATAACACAGGAAACAACAAGAGACCTTCCAAAAGAACCTGCTACCAGTGGCAATTCCAGTGGAACTACAAATAATGGACAGGTGCCTCCGCCTGCTCCTGTTATTGCTCCTACTAATACTCCTGCTCCTGCTCCTGCTGCTAATTCTGCTTCTGGAAATGGTACTGAATCTGCTTCTGAAGTATCAAGTAATGTAACACAACCAGGTAAATATACTGGCAGAACTGGAAGTATATATGGATCTGAAAATGGTAGTAATTATACTAATATAACTACAAATGATGATGAAATCTTCCATATTGATTCAAAGGATTTTATGGGCAAAGTTAAATTAGGACCTACATTCTTAAGATTAATCGGACCATATGTACTTAAAAATGATGATACAATAGTAGCATGTCCTGATAATATAATAAGAAAAATAATAGTGGATAAAAATATTGAAACTGGAGCGGAAAAACTTTTGTCGCGATTTATTGATGATTATACTACCAAATTTAAAGGTATTCTTGAATCAATTGATACTACAAATGATAAGAAATTAGTACAAATTATAACTCTACGCGAATTTACAGCACGCGTAATACTTCATTATGTAACATATTGCGCAGTATTATGTGCAACTGATCCTACTAGCCGAGACGCAAAATCAGATTTAACAATATTAGAAAAAGATGTACTAGATAAGAAATATAATGATGCTAACCTAAAAGAACTATTTGAACATAATTTATATATATATATTACACCTGAATTTTTACAAAAGACAGCAAAAGAATGGGATATTAGTGTTACAGAAATGGATTTATATGAAACAATTGCATTTAATACAGTTCTTGTAAGTTTAATAATAAATGAAGGAGAATTATTTGATGAAGAAACATTACATAAAACAGATGAATTATTTACAACTGAGGATACAGATATTCCAATTGTTCAAAATATGAAAAAATCTATTAAGGCTTCACCTAATCAAATAAGTGGGCAAGTAATTTATTCATGTTCTATTGCTCCTGTAAGATTTGGAAATCTTCAGGAATTAGCAGACTATATTAATAAGACATATTTTAATGGTAAGCATATTGCTAAAGATAATACTAACGATAATAATGCAAGTTCTGAAGTTACCCTAGAAAGACAGAATGAAGAGGAAGAGGGAACAGAAGGAACAGGAGATAATAGAAGACAAGAGAATTTTGAGGAAAATGATGGGCCAGAAAATGCAAATGTATTAGCGGCAAAGCGAGCAGCACAAGAAGCTTCTGAGGAAATGGAGGAAGCAAGCAACCCTGAAGAAAGAAACAACAGTAGTGTAGTACAAACAGGAGATCACCCTATAACAGGCGGACCAGAGGAAGAGGGAGAAGCAGAGCCAGAAGCAACACCAACACCAAGCGTATTAGAAGCAACAAAAAACCCTACTGAAGAAGAGGAAGCAGTAGCACCAGCACCAGCACCAGCACCAGCACCAGCACCAGCACCAGCACCAGCACCAGCAGCCAAATAACCAAACCTAGAAAATATACCTAGTTTTAAAGCTAATAAAACAGCTTCTTCACAAGAAAAAATAGAAACTGTT